TTAACGCGACTTCAGGAAGACGTTACCGTCCTCGAGCTTGATGCTGTAGCCGGTGTTTGCCTGCTCGAACTGGCTCTTGGACACATCAACGGTTCGCTCCACCATCTCGTCCTTCGAGTTCATGCCCTTAAAGAGGATGGTCCACTTATCCGGGATGTGGCGGATACGATCCTGAGTCTTGCCGTGGTCGCCGTTGTAGAACTCGCAGAGGTACTTGTACTCGTAATCTCCGTCGGCGTTGTAAACGCCACGCTGATGGCAGCCGTACTCGTAGGTATCGATCGGCACGGTGTACGGCTCGTCGTGAGCCTCGGCATAAGTCTTGTTCACCACGATTCCTTCGGTGGGAGCGCTGGCCATACAGCCTGCCAGACTCAGCATCGCGGCGGCAGCAACAGTGACGCCGACGAGCATTCGCGTAAGACGCTTCATATGAGATCCTCTATTGGAAGATAGTTAGGTCGTTGCTAAACTACGCGGTGAAGACAGTTCAGTCAACTTGTTAGTGCAGCCTAGAGTAAGCTTGACGCTTTCCTTCGAACTCAACGATGCGCGCTATCCTTGATATGTTCGCCAAAAGCTCGCTATCGCCTGCGTAGATGAAGTTGATGCCGGACTTAAGAAGACCGTCCACGGTGCGAGCATCGAAGCCTCGCCGGGCCATCATTTCGGCCTCAAAAGACGGCATGTCATCGATGAGATAGACTTGAGCGCCTTTCTCGTAGATAGAGCCGAAGCCGTAAGGGCGATAGTACAGCTTCTCTTCTTGGAACTGAAGCTTGCGCTCTTTTCGAAGTTCAGACAGACTTGGGATAACTGCAAGATCGAGCACGTCCTCGGGATCTTGCTTTGCCTGATACATCATTTCCGCGTACGGAAGCTCGCCTGAGAAGAAGCTCCAAGCTCGAACCTTGACCCCACCGGCGTCGAGATAGACAGCCAGGTTTCTGAAGTTAGCAATGAGAAGCTCGCGACCACCGACGAGACGAGTCGGTCGGCCGTTGTTTGCCTCACGGCAAGCTGCGGTCTCTTGAGTGTAGAAAACGTAGTCTTTGGGAATGCGCTCTTTCCAGTACGGCTCACCGAGCTTGCTGATGTTGTACTGTCGCTGCTTTCCTACCGGCTGACGATTCCTGTCCATAAAAACGATGGTATCACGAGATCAACAGAATACAGTGTGAATAGAGAAGCTAACAAGCCCAAGTGCCTCTGGTGCAGTGAGACCCGCGTAGATCGGCTTAGCTGATGTCACCAGCGATCTTTACTGTCGTGACGAGGCGTTGTGTGAGCTCGTAGGCTCACGGCTTAAGCTGTCAGCTACGGCTTACCAGCGACCGCTTGGCTTCATACGCCTTCCGTCGAACTCATCGAGGACAGCGTTATAAGCACGGTACGAATTGAACTGCTTAAGGTAAGTCATGCCGTTGAGGTAAGCGTCGCCATCGCTGCTCGGGAGACCGGCGAAGAGAGTCACGTGGTTAATCGCGAGAAGGTCTGAAAGACTTGCGAAGCTGTGCTTTAGTGCACCGACTGATTCACGATTCTTGAACTCGCGCTCAAGCTTGGGCCAGTCGTCCACCAGGTATGCCGCGTGGAGTCCGGTGTCGAGTACTGTTTGGAACGGGGCGATGAACTGATCATCCCTGAATCCATTTTCTTCAAGCAAAGCATCGCGCTCAGGGGAGAGGTCTTCAAACGTTAGCGTCTCGGCAAGCTCAAAGATCGCATCGAGTTCGTGCTTCGATCGAAGCATCATCTCAGCACCTGGAAGATCACCGGAGAAGAAGCTCCAAGCTTTAACAGTCACTCCGTTGAGTACAAGACACTCTGAAAGATTACGCATGTTAGCAGTGATGAGTCGTGCACTGCCAGGGACTAGTACTGTATCAGCGCGGTCCCAGTGGTTCAGAAGCTGCGTCTGCTCAGAATAGTAATAAGTTTGCAGCCGGTTATCATCGTCATCCTCCACTTCAAAGTCTGAACCCGGCTCGCCGAGCAACGGCTGGTCGATCGAGTTCAGCTTTAAAGCGGCCATAGTATCGATGGTATCACGAGTAAGCCAGCGTGGTAACTCGATTAGAGACTTAGCTATGACGAAATACCATGTAGCACAAGATGGCACAGCGTCTCTTTGTCAAGCCTCGATTAAGGCTTGCCCTCTTGGCGAAGCTGTTCACGGAGAGTTCGAAGATCCTAGAGAAGCCCAGGTTTTTGCTGAGCGAATTACTGCTGAAGCAGCCGGAGGTGTTTTCAGCGCTGTAGCTACTCCAGCAGCTGTACCTGATCTTGCACATCTCGATCCGTTCTTGGCACAGGTGGCTCGTGAAGGTGCTGTAAGTGAACAGCTTCGAAACGGTAACTCTATGCTCTCGGTAGATCGAGAATCTCTTATAGAAGAGCTTAAAGCTGTGAAGAACAGCTACGCTCTGGATGAAAGTTATTTAGGGGACAGTGGAGTTCCGCAACAACTAGGGATTACTGAACCTGAGGCACGGCAAGCCTATATCCGTTCTGTGCGAGCTCAGCATCCTCAGAATCAGGCTCGAGTAGCTATCCTTGAGCGATACGTGAAGAAAACTCCCAATAGAACGCTGCTTAACCTGCTCTCTTACTACAAAGGTGAGTCAGATTATTACATCAGCAATGTCCTATCACCCGAATCAACAGTGGCGCGCATTCCGGTGTTCAGTAGCGAAGCTGTAGCTCGAGACTCAGAAATCATGACGTCGCTAGCAGGTAAAGATCCGTTCAAGGCGAAAGAGTTTGGCGCTCGAGCCCTTAACAGTCTTAAAAAGCTCTGCGCAGACTCCGGGCTTGAACTTGAAGACGCCGTAGCAATCAGCGCTGGTCCGACTCATGAGCAGAAAGCTCAAGAGTTCGCTGAAGAAAATGGATTAGAACTCAAAGACTCAACAGAACTACTGTTTCATGGCACGAATAAAGCTAACGTGCTCCGTTTGGTTAAGTACGGATTCGAGCAGGAAGCCGGCATGCTGAAAAGTGGTGCTGCTGCCGGTAAAGCTTTCTACTTCTCTCACGATCCGGCAGTCTCAGGAGAGTTTGGACGCGATTCAAGCGTCGGTAAGGAAGAAAACGTCAGCTATATGATACTCTGCAAGGTTGTCACCGGAGGTGCGGAGCATACTCAGGCTAAAGACTTCAAAACAAGCGGAGATGGAGAAATCCGAGTAGGAAGCCTTCCCAAGACTCTTGGCCGCGGCAAGAACGGCGAGAAAAACGTCTCCCGCCGAATCACTATTCATGGTCCGTGGGAAGAGGGAAACTACGACGAGGTGACTGTCCAGGATGCTCGACAGATAGTACCGGTAGGCATCCTAAAAGTGCGTGGGAAAACTCGCCGAGCGATTTAAGCTCATTCTATGACAGTGTTGTGGATCCTGAGCAGTGAGGTGCTCTCAGCAAAAAGAGCTCCGATTAGGTATCGCTTGAGTCACGAACTCGGGAGCGGCACTACCTAGAACCGACTTCGGCTAGCTAGCTATGACGATACCCGGTAAACTCTTCAAGCTCTAGACGCCGAAGCGAATGCTGGACATACCCGCGCCACGACACATCGTGCGGGACCCCGAAGAACGCCCGTACTTGTAGTTGCTTTAAGCGGTCCCAAACCGGATCTTTCCAATAAGGATTACTAAGCTCGCCACGAGTGAGCATTTCAGCCTCGAAAGCTGGATAATCATCCACTAGATAGATCGTCTGCATACCGCTACTGATGAGCCGAGTCGGTGCCGACATACTTCCGAGCCCGAGCCTAAGAAAGTCTCTAGCTCGTACGTCTAGATTCTCATCGAGGAGCGGAGCACCGGCGAGCTCCACAACGTCTTCAGGCTCCTGCTTAGCCTGATAGAGCATCTCGGCGCCTGGTAGCTCTCCGGAAAAGAAGCTCCACGCCTTGACTTTAGCTCCGTGAGCGACAAGGTGCTGAGAGAAGTTACGCAAGTTCGTCGCTATAAGCTTTCGAGAGCCGAAAACGAAGCCGCTCACCGTGTGTCGACGATTGATGAGCTGGCCATACTGAGTATATTCCTGGCGAGGAGTAGCGCTGACCCCGTGATCGACGTATGCAGAACCAGCTTTACCAAGCTTTTTCTCCATCAGTCTACCTCCCCGGCACCGCGCTCTTGGATATTTATGTGTGCGATGGTGTCACACAGAGGTTAGCTTACTTAGCAGCCAGCTTTGGCGGGTTCGGAGTTGGTACTCCAGAGATCACGCTATAAGCGTAAGCAGCTGCGATCAAAGCCTCATTTGCATCACGGTACATCCGATTGCTGTTCTCACGCATAGCCTGGAGCATGAGCAGCTTTGTCTCTGCTATCTCTTTCTCAAGCTTTTGTGCGTGGTCGCCGGAGAGATTGATGTGGTCGGTCATGGAAAGCCCCTTTGAAGTTTAACCTTGGTCAGCGATAGCGAAGACGAGCCCGATAAAACCGAGCACTACAACACCTGAGACGATTCCTACCAGGATGAACACAGTTCAGCTCTCTTCAGCTGTAGGTAGCTTAACGGCGACCTGCTTGCTCTTGAGCTCCTGACGACGAGCAACGATCGCAAAGCCACCGGCTAACACAAAGAAGCTAAAGGCGCCGATGAGAGGTAACTGAGTATCTCTCTTATACTGCTCACCTTTGAGCGAGTTCTTAGCCGCTAAAGATTCGGGAGATGTGCAGTCTGAAGAGCTCTCGATACACGCTTCGATTGCGTCACTTTTAGCATGAAGCGATTGCGTTGCCATAAAAGCTCCGATGCCGCCACATAGGATACCCAAACCTGCACATACAACGGCAACGGTGTACAGGATAGAAGCCTTCTTAGCTGCTAACATTTAATCGTCTTTCCTCTTATAGAATAGGTATGCTACCAAGCTCGTCCTAGGACTTGGGTGTTCAATTTGAGCATCTTAAGCAGTTAGCTTAAGAGTGTTATGTCCTACTAAGCTTGCTTAGCTGAAGATGATTCAATCTAACAAGCTAGAATGAAGGTTAGAAGTGGGCGATACTTGTAGTTGTGCTTTGTCCTCGTGTATGAGGACAAGTTGAGTCGTACCGATTTGTGCATCTCAAGTAGCTACGGCGTGTCGCTGCCAAACTTGCTAGCTCATACGGTCGTGATCGGAGCGAAGGATGGCTCAACTTGCGGTCGAAGACTCGTCTCGTAGCCTTCAAAGCGGAGGAGGCCCATGTTTCGATGAGTGGCCATAGGGAAGGAGTAATCGGTCATCGGCAACGGAGTGTCCTCCGAGACGCAGGCGAAAAGCTGAGTTCGCTCTGTAAAAAGCATAGCACCAAGAGCGGTGTGCCCCCAAGTAGTAATCGACTTTCTACTCTCGAGCTCATCGCGAAGCGCAAGCCAGTCGTCCACTAGATATGCTCGCTTTACCACGGACTTGCTTCGAAGCTGCGTAACCATGTTTTGCCACAGTTCGGCTGGGTCTAGGTGAAGAGTCTGATCGCTAGCTCGCTCGACGTAAAGCTCTTCAAAGCTTCGAGACCCTGCAAGGTTAAGCACATCCTCAGGCTCTTGCTCCGCCTGATGGATCATCTCGGCTCCAGGGAGCTCCCCAGAGAAGAAGCTCCAGGCCTTAACCTCCACACCGCTAGCAACCAGGTACTCAGAAAGGTTCCTCAAGTTTGCGGTGATGAGCTTCTGGGCGCCGTGAACAACACGAGCACCACCGACTCCGAACTCGGCGAGTAACTGAGCTTCTTCAGTGTAAGTATGCTCAGTATAGCCTTGGTTCGCACCAGGCTCGCCTACCTGGAATGCAGAACCGGGCTCACCGATCCTCGGACGCAGTACCAGCGGATTAGACAGCGTTAAGCCATCGCTTGGGATATGACCTGTCATGCTTCCTCAATCGACTGAGAGCGTACAGTACTGTAAGTTACAAGCTTACCGTTCTTCCTCAGATCTTTGGCCGTCTTCGCCATCACACGATTGCGGGCTTTTCGAGCCTCGTGAGCGTTGGCGACTGCGAGCTGCATCTTGTAATCTGAATAGTCGTAGAGTAAACCAACCTCGGTAAGAGCCGTCCGACGGTAGCCTTCGTAGTGCTCCACCTTAATCTGCTCACCACTCACAAGGCCAAGCCCTGAGTCAGGAGATACGTTAGCCGCGAAAAGGCCAAGCGTCAGACCAAACGTATCTACAGCTGCAGAATCGGCTTCAGCGTAAGGGACGTTCTGCCGGCCGGCGACGCGCCAGCGAGCATCCATCTCATTCTTGAAAAGACTCCAGTCGTCAACGATGTACGCCTCTGACAAACCTGCTCGATAGACCTGCTCGCGGTTTGCGGTCCGGCGACCTCGCTCATCTTTGTTAAGTAAGCCCGCCTCATGAAGCTCGTTGAAGCGCTTCGTAAGCTCACCGGCAAAGCTAGGAGCTTCGGTGATCGTTAGGAGATCGTCGAGCTCACCGCTGCCGACGTACATCATCTCAGCATCGGGCAGAACTCCGGAGTGGAAGCTCCAAGCCTTAACACGAACGCCTCTATCTGTGAGAACTTGAGACAGATTACGAAGGTTGTCTGAAACGAGCTTCATCGGCCCAGAAATGAGCTTCAGGAGAGTGTCGCCGGCGTACGGCACAAGCTGTGCTTTATCCGTAGCCCAAGACTCACGCGAGTAGATGTTCAAGATGTTCTCAGACACGACGAAGTCGGAGCCGGGACCAAGCAATCTTGGCGCGTACGGAACAGCTGTCATAGCACCACGATATCACACTGTATCTTTCGGTATGATGTTCACGTTGGGCCGGACAGAGGCCCGTCTCAGAGCAGCGCTCCTACACGGCATCGCTCATCTGAAGAGCAAGGTCCCGCGGATCCTGTCGAAGCTGTTCCCAACTAGTTCATTCGTAACTTCCACATCAGGGATCAGGTGTAGGCTGAGACCCAGAGAGTAGAAGACAATGACTAAGAACAGTTACTCTAAGGCCCTTATCCGTGCTCGTATGGATGCAACCGGTGAGCCGTACTCGGTGGCCGCTCGTGCTCTCAAAAAGGAGTTAGAGCTCCTTGATCCGTTCGACGGAGCTAAAGCTGACTTCGGTGAGCTTATCCTGTTTACCGAGCGGCTTGCTGTGATTCTCGAGTCCAACTTGACGTTCCTACGGGCAGTCCATATGATTCGCGCGTACACTGAGGATCCTGTTCTCGCTGAAGGTATTGAGTTTCTCATCGAGAGCTTTGACGATGGTCATGATGTAGTCAAGGCGATGCGTATGAGGCCTAACGCTTTCCGCGGCATCTTGCCCGAAATCATAGAGAGCGGCGTCGATCTAGTACCCGGTATGCAGTCCCTTGCAAAGCTTTACCGTGTAGAGCTTGAGATGGAGCAGCGACGATTCGCTCAGAACCCGCTCTGATTCAGAAACTTACAGCCCCGCCGGCTCTACCACACCGGCGGGGCTGTAAGCCTGAGCTTTTACTTTAGCTTCCCGCAGCTATACGAGCTTTCATGTTCTGGCGTGCTTTAATACGACTACGCCCAATAGCCCCAGACTCGCGCGGCTGATCGTAGTAAAGTGCACGGTCCACAAATCGGGTCTCTTGATAGCCGTCGAAGTCCTGAAGAACTACGCTGCTGTTGAAAAAGCCCCAGATATAGCTGTTACTCGGAAGATTAGCCACGATCATGTTGAGGCCTACGCCGTGGCTTTCGAAGAGACAGTCGTCGGGACGGCGTAGTGCGCCAGGATTACCTCCGTCACCGGTGGCTTCGTAGTCATCACGCCTCTTCAACTCCTCGGAGAGCAAGTCCCAGTCGTCCACAAGGTAGACCTCGTCAAGGCCGGCCGCATGAACCTTCTCAAAGTCACTCCAGCCGTTGTTAATACCACCTTCAGCGGATCGCCAAAGGCCCTCGGACTTGAGCATCTCTATGCGCTCGAGAAAAATCTCTCGAAGCGAAGGAGTGAGAGCAAGCTCGAACGCATCGTCCGGTTCTTGACGAGCCTGGTAGACCATCTCCGCGCCGGGCAGCTCTCCTGAGAAGAAGCTCCAAGCCTTGACCTTTACGCCGGCTTCGGCGAACGCTTTAGACAAATTGCGAAAATTAGAGGTGACCAGCTTGCGTGCTCCGGTGACCACAAGTCGATTCTCCGAGGTCATACGGTGAAAAAGCTGAGTGTGCTTGGTCACGTATGCGAGTCGAGTATCATCGGCTATAAGCATCGGAGTCAGGACGAACTCAGATCCCGGTTCAAACAACTGAGGAGCGTACGGTGGGGCACCCGTCGGAGTTCTTACGACTTCGTTCTTGTTCACGAGCCGCCGGCTAACTGAGAGTAATAGAGGTCACGATCCACAAGCTGAGTCCGACGATAGCCGTCAAACTCACTAAGAACTTTGTTCCTAGGGGTAACAGCCCAGACACCGCTGTCGTGCGCAGGATTACCTAAGACGAGGTTGATGCCGAGGCCGGAGCAAAGGAACGGATAATCGCCTGGGCGAGATAGCTCAAGAACCTGGTTCGTCAGCGTACCTCTTTTGTAGCGCTTCCGAAGCTCCTTATCGAGCGAGTCCCAATCGTCCACAAGCCAGACTTCGTGGAAACCGGCTCTCACAACGGCTTCGAACTCGGTACGCTCGCCGTTGAACTTGATCTCTGATGACCTCATGAGCCCGTGTTCAGCAAGCTTCTGCTGACGAGTCTCAAGTAGCTCGAGAAAGCTCGGCATGAACTCAAGTTCGAAGACATCCTCTGGGCCAAGTTCGCCTTGGAAGATCATCTCAGCACCGGGAAGCTTGCCAGAATAGAATGACCAGGCCTTCACCGTGATTCCAGAGTCGGTTAAGGCTTTCGAGAGTGTTCGAAGATTAGAGGTTACGAGCCGCCTTGGCCCGGTAACCAACAGCTCTCGAGTTGTGCCCATCCGTGAAACAAGCTGCCCGTTCTCCGTAGTAAGCGCACTTCGAGTTTTGCCGTCCACATAGGTGGGCGTCAGGACAAAATCAGACCCAGGCTCGAAGAGTCGAGGCGCGTACGGAACAGAGGTCATTGCTCCATAGTATCACATAACAAGCTAGCTTAGTTTCTCACTCATCGTCTAAACTCAGGATGCAAGGCGCCAGCAACGTTTCGGCGTCCGATAATACCGCTAGCGGTTCTTGGTTGAGCGTAGAAGAGATCTCTATCGTAGATGCTATAGGCTCGGTACCCCGAGAAAGCTTCGAGCTTAAAATCGCTTATGAGCGTAAACGGAGACGCGTTTCCGGAGATGAAGAAGAGTGTACCTAGCAATCCAGCTCGAAGAGGATAAAGACCAGGCTCCGTGAAAGGGTTGTCGGATACTTGGATTTCAGGTACTCTACTGTTCAGCTCTTTTAGGAGCGCTGGCCAATCATCGACCATACAGATGTCTAGTAGACCGGCCTCCAATACAGCTTCAAGATCAGCGTAGCTATCATCAATACCGTTTGATTCACTTGTAATGCCAAGTGATCGCAATTTAATTCGCTTGGCCTCAAGTACTTCTGCAACGCCGCGCGCTTCTGTTACAGTGAGGATATCCTCGAGCCCATCTTCTCCGACATACATCATCTCAGCGCCGGGGAGTATCCCCGAAAAGAAGCTCCAAGCTTTTACCGGAATGCCCGCCTCGGAAAAAGCTCGCGAAAGGCTTTTGAAGTTAGTCTTCACAAGCTCCCTAGAGCCTCTAACTATCATGCCTTTCGGAGAACCCATAGCTGAAACGAGCTGTGTGTTCTCAGTGGCCATCGCAAGGCGACTGTCGTCATCAGTTAACGTCGGAGTCAAGATGAACTCTGAACCAGGCTCAAAGAACTTAGGCGAGTACGGAGGCAATGCTAGATTCACCTGTAACTATACCCAGTCTACAGGCTAGTCTTGTTCAGCTGGACTGCCATTACGGCCTGCTCAGCGGTGCGTACAGAGCACGCAAACCACTCGCCCTCGGGATTCGGCACGCCGGCGTTCTTAAGCACACGATGAACCGGGTGGTCCATGAACGGCTTCCCACTCACCGTCACCGCCGGCATGATGAAGTGGATCTTATACGGGATCTTCAGGCGTGCGGCCGTCTTAAACTGATCCTCGATTCGCTTATGAGCGTTGTTTTTCGCGTAGCCAACCTTGACGATCCCGCGATGAGTCTCACTTGGGATGCTGTAGCAGTAGATCTTCGGGTTACCATCATTGAGCTCACGCCCAAGCTTTAGCTGCTCTTCGTAGAGCTCGTTCAAGCCGAGGATACGCTCCTTGCCGGCGCCGTAGATTAGCCGAAGCTTCTTCACGAAATCTTCCACCTCGGGGAGTGAGTACTTCTTCGAGTTGCCGTAGGTGGTCTTGCCGGACGGCGTGGTGTAGCTCCAAGCTAAGCGCAATGACTTCTTCTTTGCGTTCGGCTCTAGCATAAGCGCTAGCTGTTTGAAGTCTTCCTCTGGCAGTGAGAGCATGTAGAGATCCGGCTCGAAAGCGTCAACGAGCTTGCGCGACTTGAGCTTGACTTGGAACTTAAGTACACGGCGCTCTACAAGGACGTAGATCGTAGCACCAAAGATAAAGACCGCGGCGGTGCCGAGGATCATAAGAACTGAAGCTTCCGACATGGGCTAAACCTAACGCTAAGAGTGGATGGAGAGGATATCAGATGTTGTCATTTCTTGCTCTGGCAAACAGCTATTACAATGCCAACGAAGCCTAAGAGCCCCTGATTTGCCTCTAGAAAGGGTACTAGTATAACACTAGTAGTGTGTAAGCTTATTAAACTTAATAGCATTGTTCAGTCCTCAAACAGCTTACCAGTGTAGTTCCACTGATTGGGCTCATACTTTGGATTCCGATAAGTCATGGGATTTCGCTGATACTCGTCTTCGAGAGTCCTTTTAAAGTGTATCTTCCGATCTGGCCCTAGAAATCCAAAGACTGAAAGATAAAGCTCTAATGAATCAGAATCTAATGTCCTAATCTCCTCTAAAGTAAGTATCCCATAAGCTTCTCTTTGATCGAAGGTTAAATAAAGTAAAGAGCCACGTGCAAGACCCTTATAGTCGCCAGAAGCTTCCTCAAATCGATCTAGCCATATTTCTTGTAGCTCTAAACGCTGCTCAAGTGTCCAGTATCGCAAATCAACAGGTAGAGGCATGTCTATCCAGAGTATCCAATTTTTAGCATCAGGTGTTGCCCAGCGACCATCGCTGAGAAAGCAGCTCATATTCTCTCGGAATGACTGAAGCTGACTAAAAGTTTGAAATCGTGGAGGTGTCGGCGCTCTTCTTCTACTCTGACGATAAAGAGCTTCGGCAGGATAGGCGTCTTCCTTTTTAAGGCCTAGACCTTCGACGTATTCTTCCCAGATTGTAAGATTCTTATACTTATTTATAGCGTTTTTGGTACTTGGATCAAAGCATTTCCAGTTATGACCTAGAGCTATCTGTAGCATATGTTCTAGCTCGACGGATAGCTGAGGATAAGAAACCATTATTACATCCTTCTGGTTAAATCTTGCAACCAATATCGAGCTCAGTGACCAAAAAACTTGCTAAGGGTTCTTGGACTGATGCCACTTATTCATGATGGTTCAACACACTTCTGGGGTGTTGCCTAAGTTAAGCAACACCCCAGAAGTTCTTATAGATCAGTCCTCGTCGTACTCGATGTGTGCACCTAGCCCAAGTGCAGAGGACAGCTCTTCAAGCTGCTGTTCACGACCAAGCTTAGAGAGGTTCACATAGAGATGCACACCGTCCGCAAGTTCAGCTGTCATAAGTTTCCCTGCAGAAGCAACACGTGGTCCGGCGGTAAGACACTTCACGCCGTTGGCCATAAGCCCCAAAAGCATCTGCTTGCCCTGAGGATCACGAGCCAATGCTGACCAATACTCGATGTACGCCGCCTTAAGGTTCTTACCCTGGATCACGTTTCCAAACTTATCAATGATCTTGCCCTTAGCGCGAGCTCGAGTCTCACGAACTTCAGCCTCCTGAGCGATCTCTTCGATGAGAGCCAGCGAGGGCTTCTTTTCAACATCATCACCCTTGATGGTCTGTATAAGCTTCTCTTTAAACAGTACCGCGCGAGGTGCGGTCAACGAGTAACCTGGCTTGAGCTTACGCCAGAACAGCTTCAACAGCTCTTCCGACGGATCGCGTAACTCACTCGCCACCAGGTGCTTAAGCTCGTTCTCCTCTCGCTTCACTTCCGCCCAAGAGCGGAGTTTCACAAGATCGAAGTCATCGTACGAGAGATTGCTAAAAAGCTTTCCCAACTGACGATTCGTGTCTAGATCAGAGAGCGTAAACTCAATGAACGGCTCAGCGTCCATGATGTTTGCCTTGTCCAGATCAGTAAACAGCTTCCATGTGTAGCCATCAGTCAAGATACCGATGGTAGCGTCCGTCATGGTGAAGTATCGGTGAAGCTGCGCAGCTTGACGAGTCTGAAGAGGTGAGTTGAGCGGCTTCGTTTCGATCAAGACTTCAGGCATTCCGTCACCCTCGTAGTCAAGCGCGTAGTCCACACGCTCGCCACCCTTCCCAGGAGTGTCAGCCGTAAACTCAGGGATTACTCGAGTCTCATCGAAGATATCCCACCCAAGCACCTGCTGGAGGATCGGCAGCACGAGAGCATGCTTCGTTTGTTCTTCGTTGAGGTCGCTGTCTTTTTTAGCGATGAGCGATGCAAGGTTCAAGGTCGGGTCCCTTTCCGAGGCTTGAAGAAGATATCGAAAAACCTGCAATTTTAGCGTACGTTGAGATTTTGATTGATATACGATGTTCTATCAAGGAGATCAATATGACATGGGTGTTCACTTTTGAAGGCACTGAGATTGCTCAAGGCCCTTTCCCATTTGAAGACTTTGCTTGGCAAAAGGCTAAAGAGTATGCTGAAGAGTATAATCTAAACCCTGATGATATCCGCGTTTTTCAGATGTAAACAGCTAATAGACTTCTAGACCATACTACTTGAACCTAGTATGGTCTAGAAGTCTGTAGCCGTCGGTCTTAGCGGGCTACGGCCTAAACTCGCGTCAACATGTGTGTACAAGCCTCAGCGACTTAGACAGCTGTCTACAGTGCCGAAGCTACTCCCCGCTTCGACTCTACGGACCCGACAAGTCATCTTAACGGATCGGGTTAGTCAGCTTAACCGATATGATTCTTCACCTCCACTGTGGAGTATAAACACAGCCGACTAACAAAGGAAAAGCTATGGCCAAGAAGAAAGCAAGCTCGCTCGAGATCTCTGACATCCGAGTGAAGTACGACAAGAACGATGGAAGCCTCCGGATCACCTCCAAGGACCCCGACCTCAAAGGCAAACCGTTCACTCTCACCGTCACCGGGAACTCGCCCACCGCAGAGACGCTCTTCGAGCTCATGCGCGACCACGGACTCGTAGAAGAAGCTAAACTTCCGACAGACCTCACCATCAAAAGCGAGACTGTGCTTAAGGAGTTCTACGATCCCACCAAGCCTCTACAGTTCGTCCTCGGCGAGACCTACGGGAAAGAGCTCGCCACCATCGACCTTAGCGACATGCCACACATGTTCGTAAGCGGGGGCACCGGCTCCGGAAAATCAATCCTGCTCCACAGTCTCGCTCGGCAGATCGGACTTCGCAACGATTTCCAACTCACGATCTTCGACCCCACCGGCATCCAGTGGCCTCAGGATGACCTACGGGCGCAGGATCGAACTCTCCAAAGCAACGAGGCGCTAGCAGTAGAGCTTGAACAGCTCGAGGATGAACTTCAGTACCGCCAGTACAGCATGAACGCCGAAGCGGTGAATCACGTGGCTCAAACGAAGAACCCGCCGAAGTACAGAGTGCTCATGCTCGACTACGCATCGCACTTCTTCCTCGGAGAAGGTGTCGATAAGAACGACGGAGTGGCGATGGCGAAGCACGAGCTTGCTAAGCAGCGACTCTTTAGGCTCCTGCGGCTCGGTCGCTCCGCCGGAATCTACGTGATCCTCAGCACACAGAAATTTGACCTCGAAACTCTCCCGAACGAGATCCTCGACCTCATCCCTATCCGAATCGCCATGGGTTCTAACGGCTACATGGCCTCCGCGGCTCTCCTCGGGAAGAAGCCTCTCTACGGCAAGGGCATACTCGACCGACCCGGCCGCGGAGTGTTAAGTCTCCACGGTAAGCAGACGCCGTTCCAGGCCTATCGCGTGGATACTAGTGGAAGCAACCGTGATCGAATGCTGAAAATGCTTCGAACAGTCAACTAGGACTTACACTTCTAGCCCGTGGTCAGCGGATCAGGCTTGGCCACGGGCTAGAAGTCTGTAGCCGTCAGTTTGAGACGGTAATAGGGCGAGCGTACGTCAACGTGTGAGAAGGTTCACACGAGGCTTAGAAACGGCGAGAACGTTAGTCGCTCTTGCTCCATCCGTGCGCTTCCAATACTGATCTATACTCTCGAGCTATAGCAAGAGCTTGAGTTTCACGATAGCTCTCCATTGAGTCAATTAACTTTTTTACTGTGCTTTTCGAGAAATCGAGATGAAACTCGCGGTCACAGAAGAGAAGTACCTCTTCTAGCGAAGGACGCATAAACCCGCCTCCGACCGGAAAGTGAGCTGCAGACATAGGTACAAGACTGTCTTTAAACAGATCCCAGTTTTGTTGAGCATGAGTAAACTCTCCACGCTGGGCGTGTATGTGAAGATGAGAGTTTGGTACTTTTGCCGTATGCATGGCTTTAACGTACTCGTAGCGAAAAATAGGCTCTGTACGCTTTGCCGCACCGAAAAACACGTGAAACTCAGATTTTGCAACTGAGAGATACTTGTTTTCCCTGTCTAACTCTAGCCCGAAAAGGAATGACGCTAATATCTTACGACTCGAGCTGATAACGAAAAGCTTGTCCGCGTTCCTTGATGTAGAAATCGTAACTCGTCCAGTATTAGTAGCAGAGAGCTCGATCTCAAATGGACTTTCGCCGAAGCAATCGCTAAAAAGCTTATTCAGGTCATCTCTGAACTGAACAGCTAACTCATCAAGCGAGCGCGAACTCAAGACTATCCAACCTATATGCCTGGCTAATCTCTGTATTACTAGCAAAGTCCCAGAAGTCGAATCTCTGTTCAAGCTCTTCGCGGGAGTCAACTTCAAGATCTACCCGAAGCTTATCGCGTTCTGCCAGAAGTTCCTGCCTAGTCATAGTAGATCTCCTCTTTTTCGAGTACCTTGCATCCTGGGGAGTGAATGCAATCTCCTTAATACTCGAAAAGCCTACATTGGCAAATATCGTATCTAACGCTCCAGACTAGCGAAACTTTGACGAAGCTTTACACTTTTGAGAGCCGCGCTAGCTCCTCTTCAGTGGGTGGGCGAAGGATACTAAGCTCGATCGAGCTGTTGCTCTTGAGCTGGATAGCCTGGTCTAACACACGCTTTACACTTTGCTCAGCTAAAAGCCACTGTGACTCCCAAACAAAGAACAATCGGTATCCTTTTGTGCGAGCCAGCTCGAGCTTCTTCGTATGGTAAGCTACTGGGTCCCCACCGGTCTTTTCAGAGTGTTCGCCGTGCCAGAAGTCGCCGTTATACTCAATACCTAGCTTAAGCTCGGGGATCACTATGTCAATCTCGTATGGCTTGATGATTTTACGGTCACGAAGCTCGATATCCCAGGTCTGAGTAAGATATGCTGCTAGCTCTTTCTCTCCTTTACTAGCTTGACACTTGCCGCAACCAAACTTAGCTCTAACATCGTGTGTAGTGAAAGTATCGTGGCCTTCGTCACAGCGCCACCAATACTGTTGCCAGTTTCGACAGCCGATGGTGTCAAGTATCTCGAACGGTTGCTCGTTCTTAGGGCTCCATAAAGGACGGAGTTCGGGAAACTCAGTCATGGCGGAGATCACTCCTGGGATAGCCTTGTAGCCAGAGCATACGGGACAAGCATCAGTATCATTTGCCATCTTGACGATGATTCGGTCCCACTCGTGACCTTTCTCACAAAGCCAAAGACCGCGGTCACCACTACCTGCAGTTACTTCGGTAGGAGTCTTAGAGTTGTTCGGGCTCCATAGCTTAGAAAGATCTGGACGTGTAGTAGCCATGTCGTTAAACCCCATTACCACTACGCGGTTAGTGCATACAGGGCATAGAGGCTTACTAATTTTGCGCTGAACCGTCTTGATGGTCTCGTGCCCAAGATCGCAGCGCCAGAGATACTCAACGGATGAACGTAACCCTACTGAGCTAAAAGCGATTAGGTTGTCAGGAGACCAGTAAGGCGCAAGTTCCGGGTGCAAAGTAGCAGCGTCGTTAAGTCCTAAGACAAGCTCTCTCCCACTGCAGACTCTGCAAGGTTTTTCGGAGCGAAGTAGGTGACGTATAGACGCAGTGAAGCTATGGTCGCAATCAACTGCGTGGGCTTTTACTTCTTTACGCGAGTTAGGCGAAAGCTTAGCTGCTGAACCTTCTGAAAGCTTTACGCCGTAAAGCGTAAGCTTGTCTATCTGAAACTGATCGATCAATGTTCCATTCCTAACAGCTTAAAGCGGACAGGTGGATTGTTTGGCGCGACCAATATCAAAAAGAAGTGGCACCCTGGGGAACAGATCATCGCCAAACAATCCTACCAGGGTGCCACTTCAGTTTATCCCACTCGTTTCAGAGTGGAGCTAATTTGATGCCTTAAGCATCATAGAGCACAGGCCACACATTCATCCCCGTCCTCGTCCAGCTCAACGGCGAAGTTACCCGAAGCCATCATCTGAGAAAGCAGGTCGAGCGCCGGAGCGTCTACCTTCTTTCCCTCAGCCTGAGCTGCAGCCTCGACAGAGCCGAACTGCTGGATGTCCTTGAGCTTGAGTGCTACCTTCTCTTCGCGCTTCGGGACCTTAATGGCGTTGCCTACTGCGTTCTCGAGTTGGGTAGAGGCAAGTGCATCCTGTCTAATGCGTGCATAATAAAGGGTTTTAATGCCCTTGCGCCACGCCTTGATGTAAGCCTTGTTCAGATCACGCGTGGTTGCGTCACCAGTGTAAAAAATAGTTAATGAAAGTCCTTGATCTACGTGAGTTGTAGCAGCGGCGTAGACATCGATGATGGCATCCGGGCCGTACTCGTAAGCGTCACGGTAGTACTCAAGGTTATCGTTGGTCATGTGCGGTGCCGGGTAGTAAACGCGACCGATCTTAGATTCCTTACGAATCTCGATACGGCCGGCAATCGGGTGAATCGAAGCCGTAGCGTTATTGATATATGAAATACTACCAGTTGGGGGGATCGCCTGACGGTACGCGTGGTACATCCCGTGAGTCTGCACCTCTTCAGCAAGCTGCTTCCAATCCTCAGGAGTGGGGATGTGGATGGTGGAGCGCTTCATGAGCTCCTGGATCTTGCTGGTTTTTACGAGGTGGAAGTCGCCGTTGATGTACTTGTCGAAGTACGATCCGTCAGCGTACTGCGACTTCTCGAACCCTGCGAACTTCTCGCCGGTCTCCTGAGCGATCTTTACGGAAGCCTTGATGGTTTCGTAGTTGACGGCGAGGAAGTAGAGGTTGGTGAAGTCAACCGCTTCCTTGGAGTCGTAGTGGATGCGCTCGCGGCCGAAGAAGCCGTGGAGGTTCATGGCGCCGAGGCCGACGGCGTGGCTGCGGCGGTTACCTTCGGCGACGGACGGTACGGAGGAGATGTCCGAGAGGTCCGAGACGGAGGTGAGGGAGCGCATGGCCGCCTCGATGGTCTTCGAGAAGTTCGGGGAGTCGAAGACGTTAGCGATGTTCAGCGAGCCGAGGTTGCAGGAGATGTCTGAACCGATGGTGGCGTACGAGCCATCAGCGTTGAACTCTGAAGCGGTGGAAACCTGGAGGATCTCCGAGCAGAGGTTGGACATGGTGATGCGGCCGTCGATCGGGTTGGCCTTATTGACGGTGTCCTCGAAGACGATGTAGGGGTAGCCGGACTCGAACTGGATCTCGGCGAGCGTCTGGAGGAAGTCGCGAGCATTGATCTTGCTCTTCTTGATCTTCGGGTTTTCTACGAGTTCGTAGTACTTCTCGTTGATGGAGAGCTCGGTGAACGGTACGCCGTATTCACGCTGGATCGAGTGCGGGGAGAAGAGGTACATGTCCTCGTTCTTGCGGGCAAGCTCGAAGGTTACGTCGGGGATGACGACGCCGAGGGAGAGGGTCTTGATGCGGACCTTTTCGTCGGCGTTCTCGCGCTTGGTGTCGAGGAAGCGCATGATGTCTGGGTGGTGTGCGTGGAGGTACGCGGCACCGGCACCTTGACGTGCTCCGAGCTGGTTAGCGTAGGAGAAGGCGTCCTCGAGCATCTTCATGACCGGAACCACACCGGCGCCCTGGTTTTCGATCTGCTTGATCGGAGCGCCGAACTCGCGGAGGTTGCTCATGTTGAGAGCCACGCCGCCGCCACGCTTCGAGAGCTGGAGGGAGGACTGGATGGCGCGAGAGATGGACTCCATGTTGTCCTCGATGCGGAGGAGGAAGCAGGAGACGAGTTCGCCTCGCTGAGCCTTTCCGGCGTTCAAGAAGGTGGGAGTAGCCGGCTGGAAGCGACCGGACATAAGCTCATCGAGAATCTCTTCGGCAACCTTCTGCATGCCGCGAGCGAGGTAAAGGGCTGTCATGGCGACGCGGTCCTCGTAGCGTTCGAGGTAGCGCTTACCGTCGAAGGTCTTGAGAGTGTAGGCGGTGTAGTACTTGAGAGCGCCGAGGAAGGTGGGGAAGCGGAAGTTGAACGCGTAGGCGCGCTTGTAGATCGCCTTGACGAACTCTGGAGTGTACTGGTCGAGAACCTCTTTCTCGTAGTAGTGGTTATCTACGAGGTAGTTGAGCTTCTCTTCGAGGTCGGTGAACCAGACGGTGTTCATGTTGACGTGCTGGAGGAAGAACTGGCGTGCTGCCTCTACGTCGGACTCGAACTGGATTTTCCCGTCTGCACCTACTAGGTTAAGCTGCGCGTTGAGGGCGGAGTAGTCGAGCTCGCTGACCGCGGCTCCTGCGTCCTGTAGTGTGTCGATGGTTAGTGACAATGTGATGCTCCTCGCGCCTCTTTGTTCTGTCAGTTTTGTGGGTTAGTGTGGGGTGTAGAACCCCAAGTTTGACGGCGGTGTAGAGAGTCGTCGCTTCGCCGTCAGAGCGAGATACGCTGGAAGAAAACCGTGGTTCTATCAGGGTTTTGCTTCTATCTTTCGCGGTCCCCGGAAAGCCGGGGTAGGTATCTATCTAACGACTTCTGAAGATTTGGTTCAAGTTATATCGCTTTGATACCGGCCGCTTTTAACGCTGCTCAGGCCTCTCTAACTCGGCCTCTGTGGCGGCTAGTTTTGCCCGGAGTTTCGCGGCTTTCGCCTCGGTCTTCGCGTTAGCAGCCGCCTTAGCACGTGTTTCGACGCGTGGCTTGACTGCGGATGCTCGACGGCGTAGGTGCGTGTTGAGCGCTGCGTCTCGAGCGTCGGGGATACCGAGTTCTTCGCGGTTGATCTCCGCTACGGTCTTTCGCATAAAGACGAAGAGGCCGATGATGACGGCTACGATCACCGAGCTGGTGAGAGTGTAGCCGGGGCGTGTGGTCACCGCGTAGATCACGACGAGTAGGATAGCGGCGATGATGGCTGAGATTCGCTGTCGCCAGGTGGGCGAGAAGCGAGCTCGTACGTTTGTCCACTCGGGGTCGCGAGCCTTAAAGAATGTCCACCAGATTGCTCCGGCGTACCCGAGGACGAAGAGGGCGACGGAGGTCGGCACGAGTAAGAGCGTGCGCGCCACCATGCCCCATGAGCCCCACGGGAGGAACAGGTCCGCGGCTACAGTGATGAGTCCGAGGATCGCTGATGCTGCACCGGCGATTAGGAAGAGCTTCTTTCGGTCGGTGAGGAACCAGTCTCGGATGAGCAAGAGCGCCTCGCGGAAGTTCTTCACTTCGCGGATTGAGTTGAGTACCTGCTTCATCAGAATAGTCTCTCCGGTGATACGAACTTGGTCTTAGCGTCTTTCAACGCTACGGCCTTGAACGGTGACTTAAGAATGCGCTTTGCTTCCTCTCTAGCCTCTTCGATTAGTCCGGAGTGCTGTGCGAGTTTTGCAAAGATCATATCGGAGCGCCCTGACTGGTCCGTAGAGAACATGGTGCCTTCTCCTCGGATTTCTAGGTCGATCTTTGCGATTTCAAAGCCGTTTTCGCTATCTACGAGAGCCTGAAGTCTCTTTTCTGAGTCTTCGTTCTTTCCTAGGGCCACGAGATAGCATTTGGACGCCTTATTACTTCTACCAACTCGGCCGCGGATTTGGTGAAGAGAAGAGGCACCGAGTCGATCTGCGGAGAGGATAACTACACGAGTAGCGTCCGGGATATCTACACCGACCTCGATGACTGTTGATGCCACGAGTACGTCGAGCTCGTGGTTACGGAACTTCTCCATGGTCTCACGCTGGTCCACCATCTTCATGGAGCCGTGGACGAAGCCGATGCGTAGGCTCTTGAGCGTACGCTCGGATAGTTCCTTGTAGGCGCGCTCTACAGAAGCTGAGTCAATCTTTGTAGAGTCCGTCACCATCGGAGCGATGACGAAGGTCTGGTTGCCCTTGGCAGCTTCCTTAGCCACGTCGAGCCAGATCGGATGCATGAGCTCACCGAGTGTGGCCTGTGGATCCTCTCGAGCCCATTCGGTCACGATCGGCGTACGGCCCGGTGGCTTCTCGTCCATGGTGATGATGTCTACGTCTCCGTAGAAAGCCTGAGCCGTGGTGCGTGGGATCGGCGTGGCGGTCTGCATGAGTAGGTCGGGGACGCGGCCATCCTCGCGGCTTTCCAAGAGTACGGAGCGCTGCTCAGCGCCGAACTTCTGCTGTTCGTCCACCACTACGAGGCCGAGGTTCTTATACTTCACGCTCTGTGCGAAGACTGCGTGAGTACCGACAATGATGTCAGCCTCTCCGTTTTCGATACGCTTAAGAGCGGCCTTTCGCTCGGCGGCCTTCATGCCTCCGGAGAGAAGCTCTATTCGGAGCTCTCCAGCACCGGCGTCGGCTAGCATTTGAGCAAGCTTTTCGGTGTTGCGGTGGATCTGACGAGCTAGCACGTCGGTGGGGCCGACGAAGACAGCCTGGTATCCGGCGTCTACGGCCTGGAGACATGCGAGCTGTGCTGTGAGCGTCTTACCGGCTCCCACGTCTGCGAGGAGCAGGCTCGAGGCGGGGCGTGAGTCCTTCATGCGAGCGTTGAGCTCCGCTACGGCCTTCTTCTGTGAACCGGTGAGTGAGTACGGGAGAGCCTCGATGGCCTGGCGCTGTAGGTCACGGTCACCGACGGTTACTGAGATGCCAGGCTTGCCGGTTACGGTGTCTCGTTCGTGTTGAATGATGAGCTGCATGTAGGTGAGCTCATAGTAGGCCATCGCGAGCATCGCCGCGTCGTGCTTATCCAGGTCGCTGGGGAAGTGGAGCTGTGCGAGGATGGTCTTCATATCCTCACGCTCTTTGTTCTTGAAGTAGACCGGAAGCTCTAGATCGCCCATACGCTGTAAGAGCTCTCGCATGGCAGCGATAAGGAAGCCGGAGGTGATGCCGGCGCTCTCTGACTGACGATAGATCGGCACCACGGGGAGAGTGATTCCGTCGTCAAAGTGCTCGATAGAGTCACCGCCGAGGTTAAGGCTACCGCGGAACTCTCCGACGGTGCCGTTGACGATCACCTCGGAACCGATCTTGAACTTTGACTTAAGCCAGACTTGCCGCCAGAACGTGACCGGAATCTTGGTGCCGGTGGAGTCAGCAACGGTGATCTTTAGGCCAGGCACGGAGGCGTTAAGCTCGTGCATGGAGACGATGCTCCCGATGATGGTGGCTTTCTCACCGATGATCAGATCATCGATAAGCTGAGGCTTTGACTTGTCGATGTAGCGACGAGGAAGCCGGAAGAGCAGATCGTGGAGGTTTCCGACGCCGAGCTTCTCAAGTTTGGTCTCGAGTGTTTCTTTCGAGTTCTTGAGAGCTTTCCAGCCTTGGATGTTCGCTTGCACGATGTTGAGCATCCCGATAGGGATCTCTCGCAGCGAGTCAATAGAACCGTCGAAGCCGATGATCGGAGCGTTCGTAAGCTCCTGAACCTCTCGGCTGAGCTGAATCTTCGGCTGACGTGACCGCCAGGCCTCGAGCTTGAGCTGTAGCTCCATGAGCTTGTCAGCGCGGAGACGGTAGTGCTCTTTTCCGGGGTAGGCGCCGAGGCGGGCCAGCGCTTCACGGTAGGTCTTGGTACCGGGAGCGGTGATTTCGATGTAGCGTCGATCTTCCGAAAGCTTAGCGGAGGGAAGCGGAACCTTATCTGCAAGGCGGCCAAGCTCTTCTGCTGCTTTTTGCGATAGGCGAACACGCTTGTGCGGAAGCCCGTGGCGAAGGACAAAAGCATTGAGCGGAGAAAGCCGGGCAGTATGCACCCAGCCTTCCCCGCTCTGCTCTGAAGTTAAGCCAAGGAGATCATTGAGATCTGAATCCTTGGGGAGCTCGTTACGGGTTGAAAAGTAAATCTCATCGTTAGTGAGAGCCATGACAACCTGGAACTTCGAGAAATCTACTCCGCCGAGGGCGGCGATGATTTGCGATTTCTCCATAAGCTCATTGTACCGAGCTTCAACGGCTTACTACCCCTGAGCTGCCTTGAGTACCTTGTCCATAGCCTCTGCGTAGATGATCGGCTCGTTAGTGAGCTTGTCAATCGAGTCTACCAGAGCACGAGCGAACTGTAGGTCACCCGAGCCGCTTGGAAGTGCGGCTCCTGAGTAAGCTTCCACTAGCTCACCGAGATACTTGAGGACATCCTTCGGTAGAGCAAGTACGTAGAACACTCGCTCTACCGGCTCAGCCTGCTTAGCCTCGATAAGAGCTCGCTGCGTAGCCTGCTGAATCGAATCAGCGTAGATAGCCCGGATAGCGACGGCGCCTTCGTCCTGCGTGTAATCCTCAGTGGTCGGCGCGAGAAGCTGAGCCACCACGTCCTTAGCCTCTGTAGTGAGGCCTCGGTAGACATCGATGGTGTTCACGACGCGCTGAGCGAGCTGGATCTGCTCTTCCACGCTGAATGACTTCGGCTTAGGAGCAAGACGGTTACTTTGCAGCGGCGTGGTTGGCTCCTGCACGGCGGCGGGAATCGGCTGTTGCTGTACCGGCGCTACATAGACCGGCTCAGGAATCGGTGCTACGTATACTGGCTCAGGCTCCGGCACGGTGACCGGCTCCACAACCGGAGCGTAGACCGGCTCTGCTTTGTAGACCGGCTCTGGCTCCGGCTCCGGGACGTAAACCGGCTCGGGCTTCGGCTGTGACTCCTGCACCGGCGTTTCGATGGTCGGAGTACGGCCAGCTTCAAGTTCGGCGAGCATCTTCTCAATGTCGTCACCGGTGTCCGAACTGAAGACATCTTCACGCGGCGACTCAGGGATGTGAACCGGCTCAGGAGTAACCTCAGCTACCGGCTCCGGTGTAGGAGCCGAAGCGGGTGCGTCATCCTCGCCGAAGACATTGTTGGCCGTATCCTCTTCAGTAGCAGCAGAACCGGCCTCCTCAGCTTGACGCATGAGGGTGTCCATATCTTCGTCTTCGTCGTCTACGAAGAAACCGCTATCGACTTCCTGATCAGGCTTCCGTCGTACCATTGGTTTTGCTCGCTTTCGCCTTTACGAAAAGACCCTTGTCGCCGATGGAAAGAGTCAGTGTCTTCTTGTCGGAGTTAGTCAGGATTTCATCAGCGAGCAGTTCGAGAATGTTGGCTCCAACCACGCGCTGAACTTCACGAGCACCGTACTTCGATACGTCAGAAAGCCCTGCAATGTGATCGAGAATATCAACACGCGGCTTAGTGAGGGTGTATCCTCTAGCGGTGAGCTTCTCACTAGCGTGATTGATCTCCTTAGCGATGACCTTGTGCAGGATATCGGTGGGGAGCTCGTTGAAGACCACGATCTGATCGATGCGGTTCACCATCTCGGGACGGAATTCGTCTTCAACAGCACGCTTCACGATTGTCTTAGCGTCAGCTACACGAGCCTTGTAAGCCTCTTCGTGAGTGCTTGTGGAGAATCCCATGTTGGCGCGCTTGATGCGGTCAGCGCCGAGGTTGGAGGTCATAACGATGATGGTCTTCGAGAAGTCCACAGTGTCACCGTGGCTATCGGTCATACGACCGGCGTCCAGGATCTGTAGGAAGCTATCCCAAACCTTCGGGTGAGCCTTCTCGATCTCGTCAAGGATAACAACCGAGCGAGAGTGCTCCTTGACGAAGTTTGTAAGGACACCGCCGGACTCGTGACCGACGTACCCGGGAGGGGCTCCAAGCAGCTTAGAAGCCTCGTGAGCAGCACCGAATTCGGACATGTCAATACGTTCGACCGGCAGCTTAGCTTCCATTAGCTCCTCAGCTAGGCTGAGTGAGAGTTGGGTCTTACCGACACCGGTGGGTCCGAGGAAGAGAAGCGAACGAAGCGGCTTCGTTTCAGCGTTCAGCCCTGCAGCAGCGATCTTTAGACCGTTGACTACCTCAGCGATCTGCTCTGACTGCCCGAGCACTGACTTCTCGAGGCGCTCCTGAAGAGTCTTGATGTTCGAGAAGTTTGCAGCTTCAGGAGTATCGGCTTCATCCTTGCCCTTCTTTCCCTTCTGGGGAGACGGGAACTGGAGTACCTGGATTCCCGGGGGAAGATTTCCTTCGATGAACTGACGTAGCGCGTCGTCATCCTCATCCGGGCCGTCTGCGAACTCGAGGAAGTCTTTAAACGAGTTGTAGAAGAGCTCTTCAAAGCTAGCGAAAGTCTCCTTGATTGCACGAGCGTAGTTGAGTACGCCCTTACTGTTTCGCATGGTGCTATCGAACGCGAGGATAGACGCGAAACGGAAGAGAACACGAGCCATAATGCCTGGCTGTACCAGGATTAGGCCGGCGTACTCCTCGCTCATCTCTTCTGAGATAGTAAGCTCACCCTCACGGATGCATCGATCCATAAGAAGGGCGATGTGCTTACGAGTAAGATTGATCTCGGGATAGTCCGTGTTGATGGCGTCTAAGTGAGCCTGAGCCAGGATCTCAATCATGGTGGACTTATCCAGGAACGTGGTGTCTACATCGATGGTCTCCCACGAGTTCCACTGCTTAATCATGCCAGACATCTCGTGCTGGTGAATAGTGTGGAGCGTGTGCTGACTGGCCTCAAGTACTACTCGGCCACCGACTCCGGTGATGCCGACGGCAGCGTCGAGCGACTCCGTTACGAAGATAAGATCGCTGAGCGGGAGATCATGAATGTTCATGCAGAGCTCGACGTAATCAACCCAGCGGCCGATGGCGTTCTGCGCGACGAGCGAGACGTGCTCGAGCGGGACGTTGACGAACTCGAGTCTATTGAGCTTTGCACGCTCCGTGAAAACCTCACGGTTGTAGTAAAGCTGGTTAATCAGGAAGCTCTTACCGACGGTGGGGGAGCCGGTGACGATGGTCTTTCCAAGATTCGGATCGAGCACCGTCACCGCGAAGGAGTCTAGGTACTCGCGGAACTGCTTCGGCATTTTGTCATAGGCCACCACGGCTCCGGCTCTGTCCGCAAGAAAACTCTTGTGAATGAAAAGCTGTCGTTCGTTGGTGGGACCACTGTTCGCGAGCGTGTCTGCGAGTGTATCCTTCATGCTGCCACCTCAAGTTTGGTTGTAGATAACGCTATCTTACCAACGCACACCGTCGGCTTGCAGAATCTTACTCTTCAGAACGAAGTTCCCAGAGAGTCGAGAAACGGTTAAGCCATGCGGTGGCGGTGTTGATCTGGTTCGAGATCTCTTCCTCGCGACCAGGCGGAATAGTTCCGATGAAGTCGTCCGGCTCAGATAGCGAGGTAATGCCGGAGAGAACGTTGAGGAAGTTGTAGAGATCAACCTTCTGCTGCGGAGAGAGAACGGCCACGCCGTCACCCTCTACTTCGAGCTCTACGAATTCCGAATCAGCGTGATCGGTCATAGAGCCCTCGGCGTCAGCCTCAAGCATGGCGTCCGCAGCAGCTTCTAAGCCCTTGTGGTAACCGTCCTGCTCTGCGTCCTCAAGATTACGCTCACGCTCTTCAATGGCTTTCTCGTCAGCCTTCTTCTGCTCACGAGCGTCCTCAATGATGGAGTCCACCATAGCGGTCGCCTTATCAGCCGACTGCCCTTCGGTCTCCTCGCGGATCTGCTCGGTGATCTTCGGGAGCTCGCGTTTGATGTCGCGAGCCTGTGCCTCAGTAAGTCGAACCTCTGTGCCCTCCGGCGTAACAGATTCGATCATCTGTACAGCCTTAGAGAGGTCGAGGAGCTGGTAGCTTCGTGATGCCGAGATATCGAACTCATGCTTCACGTACTCAGCCCAGGTCTCGTAGCCGAGAGCCTTGTAAGCCTTCCCATTGTGGGCCTGAGCAAGGAGGATATAAGTTGCAGAAGCAGCGGCGCGGATAGCGTCGGTGATCTCGCGAGCCTTAGCCTCACTCATCTCAAAGTCTAGGTCATCATCGGAGATGAGTAGATCAGTGCCGTGGTCAAACGGATCAACATCGTCGTCGAGCTCAAGCTCATCGAAGCCGTCGTCCTCCAGGTCGTTGATCTGGTCAAGAATGTCGCTCATAGTGTCCCTTTCTCAAAGCTGTAGGGAATATCGGAAGTAGGCTTAAAGCCCAGGTATGAACTGTCCTAGGAAGAGCACGAGAAGAGTTGGGATCAGAATGATCGGCACCATAGGAAAGTGCTTTTTCGTGAAAAGCTTCTTGAAATCCCAAGAGCGGAGATAGATCGAGTTTGCTACGTAGTAGACAATGAGAGCTACGAGCACCCCGTAGAGTGCGAGCTTAAGACCTGGGAGTACAAAGAACGGATAGATCGAGTAAACGAGAGTTTGCAAAGCTCGACCGTCAGCATTTCCGATGCCTGGGAAGAACGCCACTGCAAAAGCGAGAACTGCGAAGACCGCGAACGTAACTCGCTCACTCTCGAGCCCAAAATGGTATAGCAAAAAGATAGCTACACCGAGTGCGATGAGATTGCCGACTCGAGCCATCCATGCGTCCACGTAAAACACAGTCATGTCGGTGAAGCATGACTGGAATGTGGTGAACGCTACAACGCCGATGACTGCTGCCATGTAGTTCGACGTGTCGAAAGAGTATGAAACTACTGTCTCACCGAGGACGAACAGTGCTCCTACGAGAGTAGAGTAGATTGCTAAGCGACGCCAGTTAGCGTCTAAGCCTTTGTGGTCTGTAGTCCAGCTAGGCTTATAGAAAAACGAGACGGCGCCTTGGGCTGCAACACCAAGTACACCGATTGCAGCCCAAAGCGCCATCATAGCTCTTTAATCCTTACGAACGCTCAGGGATCGCGAGGAGGAAGACGTTCTCCGCGACAGAGTCGTCATCGTAGACCGGCTCCAGAACGAATGCCGAGTTAGCGTCCTGCCACTTCAGGTTGAAGCGGTTGCTAGAGATCGGGCCAAGAGCCTCGTTAAGGATCGCACGGCTGAAGCGTACGACCACAGGCGCGTCGAGCTCAGTAACCTCCTGGAGGTTCACACGAAGAGTGTTGGTCTCGTGGATGTTCGAGACAACCAGGCCCTTCTCCGAGATGGTGAGCTGGATGTTCGACTCATCGTAGACCAGGCTGCTGATCGAGGCGATTGCGTTACGAAGCTCCGGCAGGCTGATGAGGGCCTTGCTGTCGGTGTTCGATGCGCTCTTCTTAATCACCTGGTAAGCCAGCGGCTCAGCACTGGAGAGAGCGAAGAGTGCAATACGACCATCGGGGAAGACGTAACCGAACTTCTTGGCCTTAGAATCGAAGATCAGCTCGATGTTGTCAACCGAACCCTTTGAAGGAGCGATCATAGAGGCGCGCTCCGCAGGGATGAGCAGGTTCGGGTTATCGCTGAAGAACTCAGCTCCGGTGCTCGGCACGAACGGGATCACGATCTCACCCAGAGCGTAACGGTCAGTGGCCATGACCGTGATGGTCTTCTCATCAGCGTCGAGCTTCACGTCAACCGTGCCGATGACCGGCAGAACACCGGCGTTGGTCGGGTCGGTGAGCTTCGCCAGGCGGTTGAGCGTGTCGAAGTACTCAGTGTCCGAAACCGAACCGATGGTCTCGTAATTCGGCTCCGCACCGATGCGAGCCTCAACCAGAGGAATGGTGTAGTTCTCCTGGGGGCGCTTCACCTTGAGCGAAGTACGCGGGTTGTTGAGCTCCTTGGAGAAGGTCAGCGGCGCCTCGTGGTCACGAAGAGAAGAAGCGAAACGCTTTAGGTACTGTGCGTCTAGAGCTAGCTTCACCTCATCCTCGTCATCCTCGAGCTCAACCTTGTCCACCACGAGGTTGGACTTGATGTAGGAAAGCCCGTTGGTGTGGGAGAGATAGCCGTGACCGTCTGCATCTACAACTAGTGCGATGTAAGCCTTGTCATCCTTGGTATCGAGCGTCTTAGCGACCCAAGCGGTTGCTTCGACCAGGCTCTTTGTGTTCAGTACTAGCTGCATTGTGCCGGTAGCCTTTCGTTGTCTATATGTCTATCTTACAAAGTGTTTAGCAGTTTTTACCGACTGTAGACGGCGATCTAAGCGATTATGCCCAGTAGGTATACATCCACGCGTCTAACGAGTGAAAGTCGCTTAGGCCGCCGTCTACAGTGTTTCTCAGCCGAATAGAGCCGGGTTGTCAGTGTAAAGCTTGTTGAGCTTCTCGACATCCTTCATGGTGTCCATAGCGTGCCAGAAACCACGGTGGGTGTAAAGACCAAGCTCTCCATCAGAGGCGAGCTTCTGCAGGGTCTCGTAAGCGTAGTCACCAGAATCAGGAGTCACACGCTCTAGGAGGCTGTTGTCACAGGCCATGAAGCCACCGTTGATGAAGTTCTCAACGCTGGAAGCCTTCTCTACGAAGCTAGTGATCTGGCCATCCTCAACGTCGATGATACCGAAGCGCTCTTCGCGGCCGACGCCGGTCATCGTGACGGTGTTGTCAGTAGCGTAGTGCGTGGCCTCAACAGCGTGGAGATCCACATCCGAAACTGAGTCACCGTAGGTGAGGAAGAAGTCGTCGTCACCGATGAAATCCTTAGCAAGTGCCAGGCGGCGACCGGTGTCCGACTTCTCTCCGGTCTCTACCACGTGGACGGTCCAATCCTCACGTGGATTGCCGTGGATAGTCATGCCGTCGTGAGCGTTGAACGTAACGCTGCGACCGCGGAATCCGTAGTCACGGAAGTACTGCTTGAACTGCTCCGAGCGATACCCCACCAGAAGGATGAACTCCTTGTAGCCCTGCGAGTAGAAGTGTCGCATGATGTGGACCACCACAGGATCGTTTCCGATCGGCACGAGTGGCTTAGGGGTGAGTGTGGTCTTTTCGGCGAGGCGAGTTCCTTCGCCACCGGCGAAGATTACGACCTTCTTAATGCGTGGTTCAGTCATGGGTGTAGCTCCTTTACTTCCTATGCTACCGAAGCTCAAAGCTTCTTCTTTGAAGCCAGGCTTCCTGTCGGTTCAACTTTAAACGTGCGTCCATCGACGAGCGTTCGAAGCTTGGTTTCACCGGATGGTGAGAGATGTGCAGAGAATGTGTCTAACTCGTCCACGCTCGTGAGGATTGCGGTGAGGTCGTGCGTGTAGATGTGGTCGATAATCTGCTCCCAAAGCCCCGCGACTCTCTCCTGTTCGTGGTCACCGAGAGTGCCGATGCCGTCGAAGAGGAAAAGCTTGTGCTGCGAGGAGAGGATAGCGCTAAGCTGATCCTGTCCTTGGAAGCCGCGGAAGGCCCAGTTAGACAATACCGACTCTGACACAGTCTTTACCTGAGAAGGCGAAACTGTGCCGTGGCCAACCATGCGACGAATTACGGCGTAGGCAACAAAGCTCTTGCCCGCCCCGGATTCCCCGGTCAAGAAGAAGCTGCCGGCCGGCTGCTTCTCCAGAGCACTCTTGATCTTTGCGATCACCGGCTTCTCAATCAGATTGAGTTTCGCATCACGCCAGCGACCGGTTAGAGCTGAGTCCCACTTTTCGAGATTTGAGATCCGCTCCGATCGGCGGCGTCGAATCTCTACCTGAGCAAAGCGCTCATCGATCTCTTTCTGAAAGTCCTTAAAACCATCAAAGTCCGTCTCGTTGTGTCTGACGAAGTTGAAATCGTCAGTGACGGTGCTAGCGAGGAAATCGTCGTTGTCCTTAGCCATCAGATACGGCCCCTTCGTCTGGAGGGCACAGCTTTCTTTCCGGCTGGAGCGAGGCGACCCTGGTCATGCATCTTACCACGAGCATCGAGAACTACTTCACCGAGCATCTGATTGTCTCCGAGAATAGTGTCGAGCACCGTAACGTACTTCTCTTCTGTCCACTTACCGCTCAAGACGAGTTTAACGTAGAAGCGTTTGAAGTCTCGAAGCTCCCAACCCCAATCCTTCACCGACCCCTTGAAGTATGGCTCAAGCTTCTTATGGTAGAGATCGCCCTCCTTGAGATGGTCAAGGTAGCGGGAGATAAATCCTGCGGCCTTTTGGGCGTCGGTTAGTTCGATAGCCTCTTCAGGCTCAAGATTGTCGAACGTGAGCGCCGGCTGCTGCTGGAACAGCGGGTCGTTTTTGATGGATCCTGATTTGCTCTTAGCCACGGTTCATCTCCTCTCTTAGAACTCTAGCTCGTCGTCATCGTCAAAGTCTAGGTCATCATCGTTTGCGTATGAGCTCAAGCTATTGAGATCGTCGTCGGACAACTTAGCTTCGACATCCTTACTACGCTGCACCTCTCGGAAGAGTGAGCACTCAAGATTTGAGTGACAGCGGATGGTTTTGCTCGCCTCACCGTTACGGTTCTTCTCAAGCAGAATAAGCGTCTGTGGAATCGTATCATCGATCGATTCTTCACGGTGGATTAGCACAACGATGTCAGAGTCCTGAGCGATAGCACCGGACTCACGAATCTGGCTTAGACGAGGGAGTGCGTTTTCGTCATCCTTGCTTTCTCGGTTAACCTGAACAAGCACCATAATCGGAATACCGAGCTGCTTTGCGAGAAGCTTTGTGTTACGAGAGATATCCGCAACTGCTTCCTGACGAGACGAGTACTTCCCGCTTGGAGTAATGAGCTGCAGATAGTCAATGATTGCAAAGTCAAGCCCCTGTGGTGACTGTGCAAGCTGTAGAAGACGAGCTCTGATCGAGTCAACGGTGACCTTCGGGTCGATGTCAATCTGGATCTTCATGCTGTCAAGCTCAGTCTTAGCGTCTTGGAGCGTACGGTTCTCCTCGGGTGAGAGGTTACCTTGCTTCAGAGCGTTAAGTGTGATGCCGGTGCTGGACGCGATCATTCGGTCCTTGATCTCGGCCTCGCCCATCTCGAGAGAGAAGAACGCAACCGACTTACCGGCCTTAGCAGCGGCCATAGCGCAGTTAACAGCAAACACTGACTTACCGACACCGGTGCGAGCGCCGACGGTGATGAGCTGACCAGGGAGCCATCCGGTGGTGTACCCGTTGAGGGATGGCAGTAGCGAGGGGACACCCTGTAGTCCTGCTGCGTCGCCGGCGTTTTCGGCAGCTACACGCTTACGCTCATCAAGAAGAGCGATGTAGCCATCCATGGAGTTTTCCATCTGATAGATGGTTGACTCATCCGAGAGACTAAAGAGGGCCTCATCGAGTGATTCGCGGAGATTACCGATTACCTCAACCGAGGAAACTCCAGAGTCAGTCTTGAGCAAATCATTCTGTTCACGCAAGGTCATGCGAATGAACGTTTTAGCGTGCTGCTCGCGCACGATGTTTGCGTAGATCTCCGGGGGCGCTTCGAGAAGCCACTTGGCTCCATCTTTAGCCAGCTTGTAGAGAGCCGCTACACCTTCCGCTGCCGCAAGATTTCCGTTCGCCTCGAGATTAGCCGCCACGGTCATCGGAGTAATCGGTTGATTAACTCTGTTGACCTCGGTGATAGCGTCGAAGATAAGCTGGAACTTGGGGTCAAGGAAGTTTGTCGAGTTGATGAGCTCGAACACTCGGTTCTGGTCTTCTGAATCAGCGAGCAGAACAGCGATCACGCGCTTCTGTGCCTCTAGATACAGATCCATCTTTGAATCCATGGTACTCCCTTACAAGTTTGCTGACCTATTCTAACAAGAAAGAAGCACCTGAGCTGAGTACTCAGGTGCTTCTTTGATTAGAGGATAGGAAACTAAAATTGGGGAGAGGTCAAGCCCGAAAGCCCAACCTCTCCCCGTGCAAACTCCCTATCGGGGGTCTTCCTTATGGAAGTCTTGTGTTACAGAGCCTCAGGCGCTGCTCCTTCGGTGGCCGGCGCCTTCGCGACCGAGCGGTACTTCTGGAGGACGGTCTTGGAGACAGTACGAGCATCCTCGAGCTCCTTCTTACCGACCACACGAGTCGTCTGGACGATCTTGGTGAGCATGTCGTTGATGTACGCACCGACGAGAGCCGCACGGTCCTGCTCGGCGACGACCTCGAGCACGTTGAGCACCTGACGCCAGTTCTTGGCATCGATGAGCTCGACGATGGACGGGAACAGGATATTGGCATCCGAAACACCGATGGTGGTCCAGTCGATGGACTTCGGGTTCTTGATGACATCATGCGGGTTGATGGCGCTGTTCTTCTGGAGCCATGCGCGGAAGGCGGTGGCGGCCGAACGACCGACAGTACCCGAAGCGATGGTGTCCTGGATCGTGTGAGCGTCATCCTCCGTGTGAGCGAGGATGCGGGACAGGTTGTCCCACGAACGACGCGAAGCCCATGCGTAGCGCAGGATCTCAGCCTCGGACGGGTCGTTGTAGTTGACGCCGAGGGCCTCCGGGGTGCCGGTCTCCTCGTTGTTCATCTTGGAGAGGTACGTCGGCGAGTCCTTGAGGAAGCGCACGACGAGTCGACGCCAGGTCATCTCAGCCTCGGAGGTCTGCTCTTCCTTGCCCCAGGCGTTGAGCATGCCGGTGTACCACTCCTCAGCAGTGGTCTTCCACTTGAGGAACACCATACGGTTCGTGGTCGGAGCGTCGAGCTCCCAGCCGTCAGCAGCCTGCTCGGTCGGGTTCATGGCGCCGACGACGATGGTCTCAGGCGGCATGGTCTCGCCGTTGGGGAACTCACGGTTCTGGAGCATGGTGAGGAGCGAGGCGCGAACAGCCGACGAGGTGTTCGAGAACTCGTCGAAGAAGAGGATGACCTTCTTCTTACGCATGATCTTGACCTGCCACCAGGGGGCCAGGTAGACGGTGCCCCAGACGGGGTTGCCGTCGGCGTCGTCCATGATCTTCTCACCCTTGGGAAGACCGGTCACGTCGGTGGGGTCCATCTGGGAACCGAGGAGCGTGACGAGTTCGTACTCGATCGAGTCGGCGAAGGCGCGCATCGAGGCGGTCTTACCGACGCCCGGCTCACCGACGATCATGGCGGGGATTCGAGCGGCCATGACGGCGGCGATCTCCTGCATAGTGGTGTTGACGTATTCAGCCATGAGCTGTATTCCTCCGAGTTGGGGTTGTTTGCGAGACTAACTGTAACACACGGTTTCAAGCAGTGCAACACGAGAGTCAAAACTTTTTCTAGCCCTCGGAAACTCAACGGTTATCCTGGACCGGATACATAGCTATAGTACCCAAAAGCGTCAAGCTTGCAACCTGCCAAACCGTAAGTCCCGGTTTGTTTCTCGGTACGATAGCGAGTAAGCACTCCACGCAGAAAAGAGCACAGCAATGCTGACATCGCCGCTTAAGAACTCCAACCTTGAGCTTCTTCAGGCTCACGCCGGTGATTACCGCTATCCTCAGGATCTTGAGGCTTCGCACAACGCTGACAACCGCGGTGTTCACTCGAAGTTCTACGGTAACGGCCCGGCAAAGATTAAGCTCGCCGAAGATTACCCCATTCACGAAGTCTTCATCACAGTGAACCACAAGGATACGCTTCGTGGTATGCACTTCCAGAAACCTGGGCAGCCGAAGCTCATCCAGGCTGTTTCCGGAGCCATCATCGGTAACCTACTTTGCGTTGATCCCGATCTTCCGGAGTTCGGTGATGTAGTTAACTTCTCTCTTGCTGAGGGCGACGGTCGTATTCTGGTTCCTAGCAACTGGGCTCTCGGCTACCGCGCCGTAAGTGAGGAAACCACTCGTATCCTCTACCTGGCGTCTGCTGACTTCGCTCCTGGTGGCGACGGCGGTGTCGACCCCTTCGATGAGAAGCTCGATCTCTTCTGGGGCTTCACCGAAGCTGGTCAGAAGTTCCGTCCCGAAGACGCGAACTTATCAGCCAAGGACCTCGAACTTCCGTCCTTCGCCGAGTTCGCTGATCCGGTCGGCTACTAAATAGATATAAGCTATAGAACACGTAAGCAATCAAGGAGTAAGTAAGCTATGGGTAAAAGAGTAGCAGTTACCGGCGCAGCTGGATACATCGGATCGCGGCTCGTTCCGCACCTAATCGAGCGAGGCCACACAGTTGTACCGTTTGACAGTGGTTTCTTCACTGATTGCTACGTGACGGAGGACCTGCGAGAGCAGTCATCTGACTTCATCCAGCGTGATGTGCGAGAAATGACCGCAGCTGACTTCGTCGGCTTTGACACCGTGATCCACCTTGCCGGGCTTTCCAACGACCCGCTCGGTGACATCAACGCTTCCCTTACGGAAGACATTAACAGCCGAGGCACCATCAACGTAGCTAAGGCTGCGAAGGAGGCCGGCGTTGGTCACTTCATCTTCGCTTCGTCTTGCTCGGTTTACGGTGGTGGCGCCGGTGACCGTGTCCTCAGCGAGCTCGATCCTGCTGATCCTCTTACCCAGTACGCTTCCTCGAAGCTCGATGGTGAGACTTTCCTAGCCTCTATCGAGGACGAGAACTTCCGCACCACATCGCTTCGTGCAGCTACTGTCTTCGGTTTCGCTCCTCGACTACGTCTTGACCTGGTCATCAACGAGCTTACTGCTCAGGCAGTGGTTGGCCGACCGATTACGCTTAACTCACAGGGCAACGCCTGGCGTCCGTTCGTTCACGTGGAGGACCTCTCCTCGGTTTACTCGACCGTGCTTGAGGCCGCTCCGGAAGACTTCAATCACACCGTCTACAACGTCGGTACTGAGTCCACCACTTCGACCATCCTCGAAATCGCTAATCTGATTTCGGACGCAACCGGAGTGGATGTGAAGATTAAGGAGGGCGCTTCGCCTGATTCGCGTAACTACCGTGTCTCGTTCGACCGCTTTACCGAGGACTTCAAGAACTGGACTCCTAAGTTCGACACTAAGGCCGGCGTCAACGATCTCGTTGAGAACCTCAAGCGTTACTCCTTCGAGGAAGAAGGGCTCGGCGACTCCGCCTTCCGTCGTCTCCCACGTATCCTTGAGAAGATCGAGGCCGGCCGCCTGAACAACGATCTGTACTGGATCTGAAGATGGCAGATGTAATCGTTCTCGGAGGCGGAATCGTCGGCCTTGCTACGGCTCGGGAGCTTGCTCTCGCGGGCCACTCTGTCCGTGTTCTTGAGAAAGAGGACAGAGTGGCCCGGCATCAGACCGGTCGAAACTCCGGAGTGATTCACTCTGGTCTTTACTACGCACCTGGTAGCCAAAAAGCTATCATGGGTGTTGCCGGTCAGAAGTCAATGTTCGCCTACGCTCAAGAGCGCGGAGTGCTTAACGAACGCACCGGTAAGCTAGTTGTGGCCACTGAGGCTCGCGAACTTTCACAGCTTGACAAGCTTGTTGAACGTGCAAAGCTCAACGGCGTGCCGGCTCGTAAGATCACCGCCGAAGAGGCAAAAGAGTATGAGCCTCACGTCAACTGTTTAGCTGCGCTTCGAGTAGAATCCACCGGTATTGTCGACTACACCGGCGTTTGTGAAGAGTTAGCTAAGGATATCCTAGCTAACTCAGGCGAAATCGTCTTCGGCGTCACCGTAGGTGGAGGCGAAACGAGCTACGGTAAGGTGAAAGTTCAGACCAATCTCGGTGTTTACACCGCTGACTACATGGTCAACTGCACCGGACTGTATTCGGACAAGATCGCTAAGAGCTTCGGAGTTGATCCTGAAGTTCAGATCGTCCCGTTCCGTGGTGAGTACTTTGAGCTTAAGCCTGAGCTTGAGCACCTAGTAAACGGCCTAATCTATCCGGTGCCGGATCCGCGATTCCCTTTCCTCGGCGTGCACCTCACGAAAATGGTTTCCGGCGGCGTTCACGCAGGGCCTAACGCTGTACTTGCGCTAGCTCGTGAAGGCTACGATTGGAAGACTGTAAACACTAAGGAGCTTGCAGAAGCTCTTAAGTGGCCTGGCTTCCAGAAGCTCGCTGCCAAGAACGCTATTCCCGGCTCACAGGAGATCCTTAGAAGCTTCTCTAAGAAGCTCTTCGCAAAATCGCTCTCAAGACTCGTTCCGGGGATTGAGAAGGATGACTTGATCCCGGCTCCTGCTGGAGTTCGAGCACAGGCGCTCAAGCGAGACGGTGGGCTAGTTGACGACTTCTTTATGAAGACCGGAGTTCGCCAGCTGCACGTGCTAAACGCTCCGTCACCGGCCGCAACCGCCTCACTCGAGATCGGTAAGGCTATTGCTCAGAAGGTGGCCAATGAGCTAACCATCTAAAAGCTTCACTTCTTGAAGACCACGGAGAGCTTCAGCTTGTAGACATCGAACACCTTAAAGAGGGTATCCAGATCTACGCTGGGGCTCTTCGGGTCTTCGAGCTCTTTTAGACGGATCGGGCGTACGCCGGCGACAGCAGCAACCTGACGATGAGTAGCGTTACCTCTCGCTTTCACGAGTACGTCTGCGAGCTCCGTACGACTACGAACCACACGCTGAGACTCGCGCTCGAGCTTTACGCGTGCGTGACCGATGTGTAGGTTGCCACAGGATGAGGCACACCAGTACCAGTTGCTCGAAGGGTCTTCGCGCAATTTTGTTGGGATCTCGCTCTCGCTGCGATAGCGACGCTTAAATTGCCAAACACCGTCACGCTCAGTCTTACATTCACGAGGCGCTTCATCCGGAGTCTTTGCCGGCGGCGCCATCTCAGCGCAGCGATAAGAGTCATAGAGACCAAGAACAACGATGTTCTCGAGCTTTTTGCCGCAGGCTTTACAGCGCTGGCGTTTTGGGAAAAGTACGTCTGCCATTCACAGTCTCCAGTCGTCAAAGTATAAGTCGATAGCCGCCGCGTTCACAGATGTTTCGCCGGCATGAGCGAAGAGATAGCTAAGATCAGTTTCTTCTACCCCATCGACACCTGAACGATAGCTCGCAAGCTGCTGATCGCTATTGTCACGCTTAATTCGATCGTATAGATCGGTGATGTGCCATTCCCCATTACGGAACCAGAAAACTCCGGTGGGAGGGTTCATCTCAAAGCGCTCGTCCTCCACGAGCCGATTGAAGATCTGCTCCCATGTACTCGGAGCTCCTACGATGAGAGGAGCCAGATAATCGGTTCGATCACCTTCGTAAGCCTGATCGCTCGCATCCTCATGATTACTTGAGAGGAACAGCATCTCAGGGCCGATGATGAACAGTGAGGCCCCGAATCCGTCACCGTAGCGAGATATCTCGTAGTAGCTTCGATCAGAGGCGAAACTATGCTCCGTACCAGGCTCATAAATCTCTGGATGAAGGTAGTAGCTTGGGATTTCTCCAGCCGCTACGAGACGCCGGGCTTCTTTGTCTGTCGCTCGAGCCACTTCAACAAGTAAGCGTGAGTTTTGAAGCTTACGAAGACTGGGATTACTGAATACTGTCATCTAGGAGGGCACCTTTCCGGAATGACATATCACCCAGCCTAGCTATCCTGTGCTGTTAGCATCACAGATAGACGCTCTCATACAAAACCGGCGAGCACCCCCGAAAGGGCGCCCGCCGGCTAAGGAGCGAAAATCAGTCCTCTTCGTCACCGTCATCGTTTACTGTACCGCTAGTATCGATGTCAGCGTCATCCTCTGCAAGACGCTGCTTGAGCAGCTCAGAGAGTCGTTCGAAGAGCTCCGTGTCAGCCTCAAGAGCTGCAACTGCGTCAGCCTTCGACTTAGCGAACGGTTCAGCCGCACCAGGCTCTACATAGGTACGGTTGTTCGGCATCTCGATCACACCGAGGCTCGGTCCAACAGTAACGAGCTCAGCCGCACGGTTGATGCCCTTGTTGAACGTAAGAACGGTCAGACCCTCGCCGAACGGCGGGGCAATCTTGTTCTTCACGATCTTCATTCGGACCTCGTTACCGATGACCTCCTTGCCTTCCTTCACCTGCTGGCGACGGTTGACCTGGATACGCTGCGAGGCGTAGAACTTCATAGCCTTACCACCGGTGGTGGTCTGTGGCGTACCGGCCGGCGAGTAACCACCGATAGCGTCACGAGTCTGGTTAATGAAGATCACAGTGGTCTTCGTCTTGTTCGCGGTGCTGATGAGCTTCTTCAGCGAACGCGACATGAGACGAGCGACAAGACCGATGGAGCCCTGATCCATGTCACCTTCGAGCTCGAGCTTCGGAACGAGAGCAGCGATAGAGTCAACCACGATCACGTCAACAACTGCAAGCTCAGCAAGCTGCTGAACGAGCTCAAGAGCCTGCTCAGCGTAATCCGGCTGAGAAACAGCGAGGTTCTCGATGTCCACGCCAAGCTTACGAGCGTACTTCGGGTCAAGAGCGTTCTCAAGGTCGATGAACGCCGCGGTGCCACCGGTGCGCTGTACGTTAGCGACAGCGGTAAGAGCGATGGAGGTCTTACCCGATGCCTCAGGGCCGAAGATCTCGATTAGACGGCCGACGGGGAGGCCACCACCGAGGATCGAGTCAAGCACCAGCGAACCGGTGGAGATAGTCTGAACGTCGAGCGGGCGGTCACCGAGCTTAGCAATGATGCTTCCGCTCTCAGAGGATAGAAGCCCCTTAGAGTTGTTGAGGTGCTTGAGTGCGTCGTTGAACGCTTTGAGCTTAGCCTCGTTCGTCCCTACTGTTGCCATTACTTTCCTGCCTTCTTACTTGGGGCGATTAGATGTACTCATTTTACCGAGATAGAACCGCGATCTGACGGTTTGTCTCACGCTATAGCGTCGATTGCATCGTTGTAAAGCTAGAAGCATAGCTGCGGTCTCATCGGCAAAAGCCCTTAGGCCGTACAACTCGACAGAACTGACACCTACAGCGAAAGAGCCTTCTTAAACCTAAAACTAACCCCTCTACTCCCCCGGACTAGTGCGGGAGTTAAGACAGCTAAGCATAGCGCTGTTATGAGCTATTACTCAAGATCGCTATTCGTCGTAGCCAGCGCGCGAATAGCTGCATCATCATAAGACTGACGAAAGTAAATCTAGCTTCTTCTCTTGCCATCCGGCTTTAAGAAGCTGTCAGTAGAAAACCAGATCTAACGATCTAACTTTCTAGATACACCGGTCACAAACTTTCAACTCGATGACGGTGCTACGCCACTTCGTCGTTACCTAGCTCACCGTTGCGGTGCTTGATCTCCATCTACTCCGTTACTCATTACTAGCTATATGAGTCAACAGATCATTTCTTCGCTACGGCGAGCGAGCTCCTGGCTCTTCCAAATAGCTACTCACTGCGTTTACATGTAGCTACAGCATCGCTAATGGCCTTTGCTCACTGACAGTGCTTACGATTCGAGATGCTTACATCTTCGATGTCTTCTAAAAGCTTACTTCTGAAAAGCTTCTATAGTTACTACACGAGTTTGAGCTGACCGTCTATTGTACTACACGAGTTTGCTGAAAAGAGCTATTGTTTTCTCGCCGTGTCGGCCTGGCTAGTTGGTATGAGAGCCATACGAATCAAGAACGCTATCGTCCTGAGCTCTATAGAGCTTATCCTAGCATTTCGCTCCAGGAGGACGACAGCTCAGAAGACGGAGCGACCACACTTGGAAGTAGCCTACTACTTACTCATCGATCCTGAGACTGCCACTGCGAGTCTACGGAATAAACGATCGAAGCGAGCGCGAACTGCTCGAGCTCTCATTTGGTGGGAGAACAGTCGCATGGCCTCAAAGCAGGCAGAGCGCGGTCTACTTTTCAACGAGCATGAGACCTACGGTGGAGGCCCAGCTCAACACTTTAGTAGAGCGCTCTACAAGTATCTCCCTAAGGAGCTTCGAGAACAGGTAAGCTCAGTTGAGTTTTACGCTGCGATGGAGGTGCTCAAGAAGCTTCGAGTAGCCTGGGTCTGGAAGACGCTTAAGCCGGAGGACGGTTTCGCTCACATCCACATGTGGAATCTTCAGCAGCCGGAGCTTACGGCCGTCTACGGTTGGGACGGCGGCCGACTTGAGCGTAACGAAGCGCTAACTCTCATGGAGGATTACTCCACCGTGAAGGCCACCGGTTCGGAGCCGAATCGTTCTTTCTGGGTTCGCAAAGCTTTAGAGGAGCTTACGGCCAAGTAACTGAGCCTAGGCTCAACGACTGTCTACGGCGTTCTAAGCGCCTAAGTTTGTCCAGCCGTATAACCTGTCGGTGGCGTGCTCTTTAGGCTTAGATGCAGTGCTACTGCTTGAGCATCGCAGCAAGCTTCTCTACAGCCGTCTGCCAGGCTTCATCGTCTTCCCAGAGTTCAGCAAGGTCAGAGCTTGGCCGAGTAGACTTATCGAGTGCGCGGGCTGCCAAAGTTACAAGTGCAGGCTTCGGTGCTCCGACTCGCCTTACGAACGCCTTAACTGAAGTGGTGTACGCATCAGATTGTGTCGGCTTTCCGAGCCCGTGAGCTACGACCTCAGCCGCAGCAAAAGCCACTGTCGCGAGATCATCGTCATCCTCGCCGTAGATAGCGGCTGCTCTAAGGACGTGCTCTACAATGTCCCAAGTCACCTGGTCCGAAAGCTCTTGTGCCCAATCGGCCGCTGTGTCGTTACCGAACGGCTCTTCGCTCCAAGCACCCATGATAGCTCCCTAGTTGGAGCTTCTATCGCCTAGGCTGTAGCTGCTGATTCTTTCTTAGCTTTTCTGCGATCAGAAACGCAGGCGTAGCACGAGCTACCGCGATGCTTCCAGGCACCGTGGATAGGGCAGTCCTTCACAGTAATAAGAGCAGCGTTGCGGCACTTCACACACTTACCACCCTGGAACTTAGCCTCGCCGTGGATAGCACACTCCTGAAGACTTACACTTCGCTGAGCGTTACAGCGATTACAGACAGCGCCCTGGTGCTTCGTCAAGCCGTGGGTTGGGCACTCTCTCATGCTTACCGAGCTCGCAGCGTTACAGCTGCTGCAAATCTCTCCCTGATGCTTCGTAAGCCCGTGGATAGCGCACTCTCGCATGGTCACAGCCTTCTGAGCAGTGCAGAGCGTGCAGGAATCGCCCTTAAAGAGTGCCTCGCCGTGGACTGTGCAGGTCTTCGTTGCGAACTGAGCCTGAGAGTTGCACTTCATGCAGATAGTGCCCTGGTGAGTCGTCACACCGTGGATAGCACATTCACGCTCCGTGACAGAACGCTGAGAGTTACAGCTCGAGCATACGTTGCCCTGATGCTTTACGAAGCCGTGAGTGGGGCAGTCCTTAATACCTACTGGTTTATTTGCGCTGCAGGTCGCGCAGCTTTCTCCAAAGTGAGTTACCTCTCCATGAATCGAACAGACTTTTGTCGAGATTGTTGCATCTATCTTACAGTTAATGCAGCGTCCGTCTATGAGCTTTACAACGCCGTGGACACTACATTCACCGTTACTCCATCGAGCTTGCTGTCTGCAAGTTTCGCACTTGTCTGAGCGGAAATGAGTTTCACCGTGAACAGGACAGTGCTGCGTACTGAAAAGCTTGGCTGAAGAACACTTCATGCAAGATTTACCGTTGAAGACTGTTTCGCCGTGGATAGGACAATCTTTGACCTCAAGTCGAGCAACTGAACGGCCTAGCCCTGTACCTCCAGGTTGAGTGTTCTTGCAGTTAGGGTCAGTCTTGTAGCTATCACCAATGAGCGCGTGTTCAGCCTTAACAACTGACTCCCAATCGCTGTGAAGACTCATCACTGTCTTTAGGAGCGAATCCGCACCTACAGTGCTAATCCACTCTTGGAATTCCTTGCCACCCGAGCCCATGTAGCCGTCCTTGAGACAATACTCCTCGGTTGGGCTAGCCTGACGCACAGTATGACGGCCGTAGTAATAGCCGTCGTCTTTGCTTGAAGTGATCTTGTAGGTGTAGAAGCTAATATTCTTGTTGCGCCAGTGATAGACGCGATCACCGGGAGCACTTTCTAGATGGTAGCCGCACTCATCGATGAATAGCTCGATGTTACTCTTTCTCGAACCATCCTCACGGAAGACTTCGCCTAGCTTAGTTCCAAGAAGCGTGTCAGGCCCAAACCGAACAGCTTGCTCCATAGAGAACCAGTCACGACGATTGTTCGTTGCTGCTGCTAGCGTAAGACCATTCCGAACTAGAATGTCCTTCGGTTTAGCGTCTTCGATGAGCGTAAGGCCTGAGTGTTCGTATACATCTGTTGACTCGCCAGATGTGTCTTGATAAGTGAAAAGGTCCCAAGGCTCCATACTCAGGAAGTGTTTGATTAGCTTGGAAGCGCCGCCCGGCACTCTTACTTCTGTCTTAAAAGCCATGCGAAAAAGCTCGTTACGGTAACGACGCTGCATACCCGGAGTACGGGGATTACAGAATAGCGCTACAGCAACGAGCTCATCGTCAAGAAGTAAGCCGTAAGATTTGAGATTCGAGCCTGGTCGAGAGGCACCTTGACGGTGGTGCTCCGAAATAAAGGCTAAAGCCTGCTCGTTGTCAAGCTCCTGAAGTTTTGTCTTCCTGGCTCCTACGGTACGCATCGACTTCCTCCTGATCAAGAGTCTTAATCATTGTATCAACAGAAAGCGACTTACCACCCCCGGTGCCCCCGGCGATAAGAGCCATAGGGCTGGTAGTAATCGCTGTTGCCATCTTGATGCCGTACTTCTTAGCCACTCCCGCTTGTTCACCGGAGAGATCAAAGCCAAGTACGTTCTCAGTCACTCCGGTCTCAGGGTTTGGAAGTTCGAGCCCGTGCTCTACGCCGAGGCCGATCGGGAAGAAGCTCCAAGCGACTTCCTTAGCTAGGACGTAGTGCTCCATCCACGGAGCCTGGCGCGGTAGTGGCGGCACGGCTGAAATGGTGACGACGCCTTTTTCGAAGTCCCAGCCTGGGTCGCCGGTCTCTTCGTTATCAGCCGGCACCCATGCGGTCTCTCGCCCGAAGAGCTGGTTGAACTGCTTCATGAAGGCTTCGGTGGCTTCTTCACCGAAGGTGTCCGGGATGTCGAACTCTACTTTCTGAAGTTTTACGTAGTCGCGCCACTCGGTGACTCGGATAACCGCTTGAGGGTTGTTTTCATACTCTGAGCTTTGTCCTAGCTTGCTTCGAGCCACACTGAACATACGCTTGAAGATCTTCTCTCGCTCGATCATGAGCCGATCAGCGGACTTGTAGCCGTAGACGAGCGAAGCAATGTAGACGCCGGCAGCTACAAGGAACAGAATGAAGCTTCCAGCAACACCGGCAATAAGCGCTACCACTAATCCGGCACCGCGAAGCGCCCAGTAGAAGGCACGTCGTGAGATGGGGAAGACCTTAGGCTCTTTCTTCTTGCCGCCGGCGAGTACGAACTGACGCTTGTCGGCTCTCGTAAACTTGAGTCGCTCTTTCCACTTTGGCCACACTGGAGTCGGCTGTTCGCGGTAGAGCTGGTTCTTGTTCGCTCCGGGCTTCATGAGTTTCTTGTTGAAGCGTCGGTTTTTGAGCTTCTTGTCACCGAAGCCGAGAGCCCAGAATAGCAGCGGTAATAGTACGATGTAGAAAGCTGCTGCGATGATGAGAGACGTGAGCGGGTTCATTGGTCCTTGCTTACTCTACGAAGACGTTTGCGGCGAGCTTCTTGGCGTCGGCTACAGTTTGATCGGCCGGTAGGGTGATGATGTAGCCTGCTGAGTCATCTGATACGATGACGAGAGCTGCACGGGGCTCTGGGGCTAGGCCGTTGAGCTTCATTACGGCAGCTGCTGCGGAGCCTTTGACGGTCACCGGCTTGAAGTCCTCAGCTTGAGAAAATAGGTTTGAGTGAACTGCGTCCTTTGTGAGCCATACGCCGGTGCCGGAGAACGGGCTATCAGGAGTAGTGCTTGCGCAGAGGGCGAAGTCACTTGCCTTGGTAACTTTACAGTTGGGAAGATCAGCGAACCTCTTGTCGGTGGCTACGGCAAGCTTAGCTCCGAGGCCTTCACCGACGATAGTCTGTAGAACGTTCCCGTCCGAAGTGAGGGTCATTTGATCCTTATTGGCGCTAGGAGCGTCGGGGTAAAGTTCATAGAACGGCTGGTCACTTGACGCTACCTGAGTAGGGTCACTAGTGTCGATCTTGTTAGTGGGGAAGAGAGATGTAACGCCCCAGACAAAGATACCGATTACAGCTACAATGCTTGCTACGAGGATTATACGGTTACGCTTCTTGCGAACAGCTTCCGCTTCTACTTTGTTCTCAAAGTCTTCTGGATCTAACTCTAGAAGCGATCCGTTACGCGATAGTGGATTACTACCAGCTAAGCCTCTGTCCTGTTGAGAGATCTTAAACTTGGCACGGTTTTCTTCTCGGTGGTCGTCAAGTACGTTACGCTCACCTGGTTGTCTGCCCGTGTTAAGCTTATCTTTGTTGTCTTCGTTCGGCACCGGAGGCTCCTATCTTTGCAGTACAAATATCGAAAGGCGCCGGCTATATAGCCGGCGCCTTTCAGTTTCCTAATCCGTTAGGATCAGAACGGGGAGAAGCCCTCGTCGTCGTCATCACCGAAGTCGAGGTCGTCGTCGCTCTTGGGAGCCGGCTTCTTAACCGACGGAGCCGAGTTTGAGCTCGAGTTCGAACGTGAGTTGTTCGAGGAGCGGTTCTCAGAGCGCTCACGGTCACCACGTGCCGGACGATCGGAGTGAGCCGGGTGGAAGCTCAGCTCGAGGCCGGTGAACTCGGCGATGACGATGGGGCGGGCAGGCACCTCGACACCTTCCTTGTTCGTGTAACCGTTCTTCATGTCGGTACGACCGTAGACGAAGACGCGGTCACCGGAGTTGAAGGACTCGCTCACGTTCTTGGCGAGCTTGCCCCAAGCGGTGACAGTGATCCAGTAGGTCTCCCCATCGGTCCACTCGCCGTCAACCTTCTTACGAGGAGTGACGGCTACGGTGAAGTCGATGACTTCCTGGTTATCGCGCCCTACGGTGCGGAGATCGTAGACTCGGCCGATTGAGCCTACGAGGGTCTGGTTCGCTAGAACAGCCATTATTTCTTCCTTACTTGAACTGGTGATCCTTGCTCATGGCTATGAGCGTTACGTAGCTATGGTACCGAGATGACTACTGTTTTAACAGCTCTGGGCGACCCCTCAAACGAGGAGCCGCCCAGAGGTCAAACGTTTTACTCAGACACAGCGCGGACGAACTTTAGAACGAGGTTCGTTTGGCTCTTCCAACTGTTATCACCGTTAGCGGTTTCGAGAAGTCCGCTGTCGAGTGAGTTAGTAGTACCGGTACCGGTACTCTTAGATACGCGATCTGCTAGGTCGAGCTTCTTGTTATCTGTTCCGAACTGAGCGTAGCATCGGCCGTCGAGCGGCTGATCCTTCACAGCATAGGTTGGGATCGCAAGATTGTTAGCCGAGCCACCGCCAAAGCCTACCTTTGATGGGATTCGAGTCCACACGGTTGGGGAGTACTCCCACTTCACATTGAGCACCTGTGGACGATTCGTTTCCGAAGCCCAGGTCGACTTAACGATGAAGTTGTTGTAGAACCCGTTAAGTGTGGTGGAGTTCTTAGTGTTATACGGGTTGGTAGCGAAGTTTAGCTGAGTACCTGGTTTAGTGCCGGTGCCGGTAAAGAGCTTCACGCTGGACGACGGAATAGCAGCGCCGTCATCGTCAACCTTAGTAGCAAGGATAGAGAAGTCTCCACCCTTAGTACCGTCCGGCGTACCCTGGTTCCAGCGAGTGACAGTGGTGCTCTTCGCAGCCGCAGCTGGGACGTTCACGCTGCCGGTGCCGGCAGCGTTCGGGTAGGTCTTACCGTACTTGAACTGTGGATCAGCGTTAGACGGGTAGAATACGTTGACCTTGTCTACTCGGGTGTCATCGTTATCACGGAAGATCTCGAGATAGTTCGAGTTTACGTCCTGGTTGAGAACGTTACCGCCGTAATAGCCTTTGCCGCTTTGGCTGGAGTTGATACTAGCGTTGTTCGTAGCGTCGTTCGCGCTAGAAGCCCCGCTTGCTGTGCCCGGGTTAGCAACACAAGTTAGGTCGCACTCCTTGTCGTAGAAGCCTAGTTCTGCAGTACGGTTAATAGCCGCTTGCTGTCCACTAACCTTTGCTCCAACTACCTGCTTTGCAGCGATGGCAGCGTTACGGTCGTTGTACTTTTTAGTGTTTAGCACGGTGGTCGATTTACCGTCCACGCCGGCTGTCTGGGAGACGATGCTCTCACCGGTAAGCTTTCCGAGAAGAGCAGATAGCTCAGTCGGGTTACAGTGGACGGATAGGATCTGCCAGAATCCGGTGTTCTTTGCGGTACCCAGAGTCTTGCTGTTACTGTACTTGGTACCGAGTGAACGCCAGCCGGCTCCAGTGGATGGGAATCCGCTTGCTTTAGGATTAGTGGCCACGTAGGTCGGAGTACCTCCTGTAAGAGGAGCGCCATCACAGTTTGCGTTTGTAGGCCCGTTAGCGATTGCAACATCAACCCAAGCGCTACCGTTCCAGCGGCGCTCCTTACTCACCTCAGTACAGCGTTCCCAGGTGGTGCTCTCCGAGGATTTAATAGTAGCGTACTGCGTCTGTTCGTAGACGCTTAGAACGCCACCCTCCGCGAGGCCAGCTTGGTTATTCGAAGTTAGCTCTAGCTGTGCATGGCCTGCTTTAGCGTCTTTCTTAAGGGCAGCTTCTACACGATCACGCTTTGTGTCTACTTTTTCTTTGGCAGTGCCGTAGTCGTCGTAGACATTTGCGTAGTCGCTGTACTGTACCTTAGTCGGCTGGTCCTTAAGGTTGTCCTTGGCGATCGGGTCAACGGATTTCCCGTTCTTGTTAGCTGAAATCTCACGCTTTACGCTGGTCATCCAAGCGTATGGCTCGGTCCACGTATCAGCATCTGTCACTACAGCTCTGTTCTTAGTGAACGACTGAGTCTTCGTAGGCTGATTAGCGTTCCAAGCGCAGATTACGTTAGTGTTGCGAGCTGCAGCAGAAGCGTAGTTCATGACTTCTTGCTTTGGGCTGATTGACTGGCCAGAAGTAGTTGTCCAGTTGTCAGTCCAGCTCTTCTGTCCGGCGGTGTTACGCTCAGTCACGAAGACGTGGCCGTTACCTGGAGTAGTGGTCCAGTCGCCGCTTGTGACCTCATCAGTAAGACCAAAGCCGGAGGTGTAACGCATCCAGACACCGTAATTCTCATCGCGTAGATAGACGATAAGACGAGCTGACTTACACTGTTCGAGGATGCCGAGTTCGCTGAGATTCTTCTCTACAGCTGCTGGTGTACCAAGAGGTGCGTAGCGTCCGTTACCGGTGGCAGCGGAAAGGAAGTCATCGTAGGCGCCGGAGCTACTGGGATCCCAAATAGCTACAACGCGGTCCCAGTTTGCAGGAGCATTGCCACCAGCTGCTAGAGCGCCACCGGCGTTAGCGGTACCACCACCACCGATAACATCGGCTTGAGCTGGGCTCGCTACAAGCAGCAGCGCGAAGGCGATGACTGTTGCGATCAGTCCTTTCTTCATCATTTAGCTTTTCACCTCGATTGTGCCGCTGTCAATGACAACGCGATTAGCCGACCCGTTAGCGTATTCGTTCTGATTAGGGACGAGATTGAGCGTAAGTTCGACGGTCTGTGTGGTCTTTTGCTTGCTCTGCGTCCAAGTCGTGTACGAAATATCAGCGACGAGCGTTACTCGGTAGTTTCTAATGCTCTCATCGTACTGGAAGTCAGTGGTCATGTCCTTTACCTGACCGATCCATCGGGATCCGCCACTGGGGAGGTAATCAACACTTTTGCCGGCGCCGAGGAATACTGGGATGTCGCTTGCGTTAGGGTGCGCCTCTTGCCATGTTTTCGAGAATAGATCACTTAGCTTCTTGTATGAGCCGTCCGTCATGCGACCAGCGTTACTGTCAGCTTGCCATCCACCAAAAGTTGGGTTAATGAGGCGCTCAAGCATGGTGCCTGTTTCAGCTTCAAAGTCCTCCTGAGTCCAGTAGGAGAAAAGCGGGTTAAGGCGCCCGTCGACAGTCTCTTGCTTTGGGTCGTTAGTGAAGCCGGTGCTTTGCGATGGTAGCTGATTTGAAGCCGATTCAAGCATGGTGCCGGTGTAAGCAGCGTCAACAGAAGCGTAAACTTCGGTAGCGTTCTTTGGGTTGAACGTCTGCTGTTGCCAAGGCTGAAGCTCAACGGGGTACTTATTCGCCGGCTCTTCCCACCAGTTTTGGGGTTGCCCTGCAACGTTGCCGTTCTTTTGAGTATCTGTCCCTTCGCCTTTACCAGCGGCTACTTGATGAGTTTCTTTTTCACCAAAGCGGAGAGCTCCTGAGGTGGGATCGTAGATCACAAGGCCAGCAACAATGAGAGCGGTTACTCCAGCTCCCACGCCAAGAAGCACCTTACGGTTACGTGAGTTATCTCCACGCTGTCTCTTAAGGGCCTGATCTTGGCGCGCCTTGTCAGCCTTCTCCTCGGCCATGAGTTTTTCGAACTCAGTTTGCGGCTTCGAGGAATCCGGCGTATTGGAATCATCCGGTCGTTTCGGCAACATTCGTTTCTCCACACTGCTTTACTCGGTTAGGGTGAATATCGCTGCGGGTTTGAAACTTAGCGTTACCTCTTATAGCTTCTACGGAACGGGTTCTTTAACTTCGGACGGAGAGCTACTAATACTACGAAGCCACCAAGAATAATGATGTAGCTAATAGATGGCACAAGACCAACAGCAACCCATGGGAAGAGACCTACACCGAAACCGGCGAACCCGAAGTCAGCGTGACGAACTCGTGTTCCGAAGATGCCGATGCCGACTAGCATTACAAGAGCACCGATAACTCCAGTGACGAGTGGAGCTAGAACGCCACCATCGAGCACTGTATATGTGAGAGCTACGTTAGCTGCTACGAGGAGAAAGTAAACTCCAAAGTAGGTCTTCATTGTAGCCTTGAGAGCCTGCGTTAGGATGATACCTACCAATAGAGGGACGAACATAAGAAGCTGTTCCGGTTGCACGGTCACTGCCAGCCTTTCATGAGCTTGTCTAGCTCGTCTTCTTCATCGTCATCTTCGCCGAATCCCTTGTCAGTGCTTCCATCGTCAATTTTCAGAGTGTCAAGGAAGTCAGCTACGTCGTCCTCGGGGAGATCAAACGATGAGTTCTGTGTCTTAGGTTTTGGCTCCCGAGAAGCCGCCGGCGCCGTTGTGGGGGCTGGTAGTTCATCGAAGTCAGGAAGAACATCAAGTACAGGCTCCGGAGCGCTGTTAGTGATCTGCCCAAAGTCTGGGAGTTCTTCGTCGTCATCAGCCGATTCGAAAACGATTTCAGCCGACTCATGCTCCATGCCGTAGGCTGGCCCGGTCGGCATGTCATCTGCCTCTTCCTCGTAGCGAGCAAGCTCAAAACGAAGTGACTGGTTACTCTCTTTTAACTCTTCACATTCTCGAGTAAGACTTGAGAGCTCGTTCCGCATTCCTTCGTATAGCTTACGTTCGTCAGAGTTGAGTGTGGTTTTCTGCTGATCAGTGAGCCGCTGGATCTTAAGCTTGAGTTCTAGGTTCTCATTCTCAAGCTCCTGCGCATCCGACGTTGGGATGATCCCGATGCCGGCGGCTAACTGGTTGTCGTATTTGAGGTTGTTCGCGTCTACCTGAAGACGGTCCACGGTGGTAGCAAGCTTTGCGATGTGTTCGTTTCGAAGCTGGAGTAAGCGAATGAGCTCAGCAACGGTTGATTCAGCACGCTCTACGAAGTACTGAACCTGGCCTTGATCAAAGCCCTGCGGTACCTGGATGTCGAAATCGATTTCTTGGAAGTCGTCTGGCATGAGATAGCGCTCGCCAATGACAAAGGTGCTAGGAATCTTGAGCACATCGAGCACATCCTGGATAGCGCCGTTGTCCGGTACAAGTTCGTTAACTCCAGCACCTTGGTTCTTACTATCCCAAGCCGCTTGCTTCTCTTCGTAGAAGTTCGGCTCGCTATCATCGATCTCAAACGCAGTGCTTTCGGAGCGAAGATGACGGCTTTCAGTTATGTCTCTGTGGAGTTCTCCAGCAGGTACGTCGTTATCGTCTTCGTCGTCTTCAGGTTCTTCGTCGTGGTGCTTACCGAGAGACGGTAGGAGGTTCTTAGCCCCAGAGAAGTCGAGCTTCTTACGCGGCGCTTTAGGCTCTTTCTCACGCTGAGCAGGCTCTTCGTTCTTCGGCATTGCATCGTAGTCTACGACGCGTACAGTCTCTTCGCTAGCTCGCGCAAAGCGGCGCGAAGCTTTATCGAGTAGGCCCATTAACCGTCGCCTTTCCAGATGTGGTTGTCAGCAGTAGCAATATCACTTGGCGTGCTACGAGCCCACTTTTCTCTCAAGATCAGCGAATACTGTCTGTACATCGGTCTCCTGAGTACCGATTACGGTCGGCGTTGATGAGTAGTCTCCTGCGCCAGCAAGGTTGTTCTCGTAGGCGTACTGAACGATAGCCTGAGCGTAGAGATAGAGTACTGCCGAAAGCTCTCTCGGATCTCCGGTGCGGATAGCACGTTCAATGAGTGCTTCGTTTCCGTGCAGGTACGGACGTAGGAAGTCTGGGATCTCCGGCACTGCGCCGGCTTGAGTCAGATCCTTACGAAGCGCCTCACCGATGAGTTCTCCAGGAGTCGGGCCGTTCATTTCGCTCTGTTTGAGCGAAGCTGTCACGGCCGTAAGCTCAATACTGTCAACGTGAGATTTGGTCTTACGAACCTTTGCGTCCGGCGCAGCTTCCTGACCATCGCCACGGATTCGGATCTGCTGGTACGACCACTCCTGCGGCATATTGTCGATGCCGCCGAATTTCTCATTGACACATTCAACGTGCCACTTGTTGCCGTTAATGTCAGAAATCACGGTGCCTTGAGCAGCTCCGTTCGGCATATCTTCCAAGCCGTCTTTAAGCGGCTGGCCGCAGTAGACACAAAGCTCGCCTTCTGGAAGCTTTTCGCTTAGTGTCTCGTAAGTGTTTAGTGCACGACGCATGGCCATGCTATCCTGGTAGTAAGCCTGAGTCTTAAGCTCACGGAGGAATCCGGTCTTCAGACCGTTGCCGAAACCTGCACCGTTACGAGCCGACATGACTCCACCGACCGCTGCCCCGACACCAACGTTGCTTACGCCGGCGCCGATCTTGCGCACCTGGCCCTTGAGTTTACCAGAGATCATGCTTGCTTTGCTCTCCATACTCGGATCAGCGAAGCGGAACGTAAAGAGGCCGCCGACCGTATCGATGAGCTTATCCTTGAGCTTCCACAGAATCACTGAGACGAGCGTGAGTGCAGCAACACCCCAGAAGTAATCCTGATCGGCCATCATGTTCAACACAGTGCTAAGGATCACCAGGTTAAGCACGAGGATGACTCCCATCATCACTCGCTTCATTATAAGGTTGAGAAGAAGTTGTCCCCAGGTCTTGAATGTCTCGTAGCCTCTATCTCCTAGGCTTCCCATGAGTAGGAAGATTGGAGCAAAAGCCATCACGATGATGATTCCGAACCCGTAGATAGCGGAGAGGAAGCCGAAAACAACGATGGTGAAGAGTCCGGCTCCGGCAGCTAAGATACTGGTAAAAGCGATACCGATTCTCTGTAGAGAGTTACCGCCGACCCACGTGCTCCAATAGGGAGTAGGCTTCTTGCTAAGATCGGGCTCAGCGTAGCGGACTTCCTTGATGGCCTCACCGTTGTTCTGGTTGACCTCCCCTGAGATGGCTGTTTCTTTCTCATTGTAGTTTGCCATGGCGTCTACGATGCGATACCAGTCGTTAGCGATGCCGTTAGTGTAAACAGCTAGCGACGGCTGCCCCGGCTCTGACGAGTCTTCAGAGTCCTTAGCCGGAGTTTGAGCGTGCGCGTTTGTCTCGGTTGAGATCTGGTATAGAGCCCAGTTGTAGATGTATGAGTCTCCACCGACCGGCACTGCAGCGTCACCGACCATGGCTTCGTTGTTGATCTTTACTTCGCCGGTCTTGCCGTATGAACCCTTCGGAATGTGTCCCTGAGCATAAAGCTTGTTGTAATCAGCACCGAACTGACCAAGTGACCACGGCTTTACTAAGAACGTAGCCCAAAGCTGGCATCCAACTGCGGAGCGCATGTTCTCAGAAGCTTTAGTCAGAAGATCTTGAGCACCCTTGGCATCGGTGACTGTCTTCCCCTTACCGGGGTTAGTTTCAACAGTCTTGGCTGCCGAGCCGTCTGTAGAACAGATGCCACCTCCGGCGGTAAGACTCGAGCTCATGGCGTTGATTACTAGTGACTGTAGCACCACAGCTGCGTTATTCGGAAGTGTGACGAAGAAAGCCGGGGCTGCGAAGACAATAATCGAGATCATGAAGAGCGCTACCGAGCGGAAGAGCATGGTGAGTGCACCTCTAAACTCGCGCTTAATCAGCCCCTTACGGATGAGCAAGAGGCCCACAAGCACCATCACAATGCCGATAAAAGGCTGATAGATCCCCTTGTAGAGGCTGGTGAACACGCCTCCTTCGCCACCGATGAGGTCGTTGAGCTTTAGCAGCTTAGTGAAATCAGAGAAAGAGATGTTGACGAGAGCAATTGCTACCGCTACGATGCTCTTGGTTACTGAGAACGTCCAGTTAGCCGTAGTGTTAAGGAATCCTTCACCGAGGTTTGCCATAAGCCCGTTACCGAACTGGGCAGTACGAACGTCCTTAGTGTCCTTCACGCCGTCGTAAGTAGTGAGAGGCTCAAGTCGGCCATCGTAAAGAACGCCGAGCTTTAGGTCGCGAGGCTCACCGTCACCGCAGATGTCTACATAAGGATAACGCCACTCTCCGTTGTAGCGAGTCCAGGAAAGGCCTGCCATGCCGAATCGGTCGTAAGCTGTTACTCGCGAACCGGAGTTCGGAGTCGCTTTCTTGATCGGTTCACCGTCGGTGAGATTAACACCGAGGATACGCTCGTTAGTCTTCGTGAAGCTCTCTGAGCGACCCCAGTTGATGAACGAGTTAAGAAGCCCGTCCACATCCTGAGTGCCGGAGTTTACAGTACTCTTTGATTCGAAAGCGAAGTGAAGGTCATCTGTATGAGTTACTCGGTAGATAGTGTAGGTTACGCTATCTTTACCGAAGAGCTTTGCGTCGCTGTCTGGGCCAGCCCAAGAGTTCATAAACGGAATACCGTCACAAACGATGTCGTTCGTGATGTCTGCGCTAGCTAACTCATGCTTGACCATCGATGTGGTGCTCACCGCTCCGAGAGTTGCAAGAGCGACTACAAATAGACCGGCAAGTGGAGCGAGTAGCTTCCTACGGATTCGGGTAGTGCGGGAAGGGCGAGTGATGTACCCTGCCATCAGTTACCCCCGTTGTTCTCGTCGTTTGTGCGGGGAGAGCTGTTGTTCCCTGCTGCTTTAACTCGAAGAGTCATATCACGAATGGCCTCTTTAGTGGCCTTTCGAGAGTCCGAAGCGATGTACTCCTGCTTCGAAACGTAGCGCAGCTGATCCTCGATGCGCTCGATCTCAAACTCGACACTTTCTTGAGTTCGAGTATCTTTCATAGAGTCACGGATGAGCTTCTTTATCTTGACACGATCACCGTTGGTGAAGCCTTCAGTGTCAGAAAGCTCATTATCGATCTTCCGGAAGATCGTGTCCATGTCACCCTTCATCTCCACATCGAGGTTCTTCTCGAGCTTAGCCTTAGCGCGAAGATCGGTTTCCTCTCTGAACTGCTTGAGCGCCGGGGAAGCGTCGATGCGAGAGTAGTTACTGTAGGCGTTGCGAACACGCTCATCCGGGTTACTCTGAACCTTTTCGAGACGTTCAACCTTTCGCTTACGGATGTCAAGCGATTCATCTTCAAGCTCAGCGTGACGCTCTACAAGACGACGATCCTGTGGCTTCATGAGATCTTCGTAGTTATTGAAGTTCTCGGTAGGCTTAGAGATTAGCTCCTTTGATGGGTCGTCTTCAGCAACGATGAACTTTTCTAGAATCTGTTCTCCACGACGGTCAAGCATCGGAAGACCTTCATCGGTGTAGCGAGGCTTTGCGACCTCGACGTAGCCCGGTTGCGTCTTTAGGAGATCGTAGAGCTGCTGCTTATCACGAAGATCCTGAGTTGCCTGACCAGGAGTAGAGCTAGTTTCACCCTTCTCAAGAATCTCAGTAATACGGCGCTGAATATCCGGGTCAGCCTTTCGAGTAAGCTTCGTCTCGTTGTCGATCTCTTTAGCGGTAGCAAGACCAGAGCGAACGCCCTCGAATCCTTCGGAGCGACGCTGAACACGGAACAGCATAGCGTTACGTGAGCGAAGCTCGTCGAGTACTGCACCACCGAACTTGGTGTTCCCGTTCTCATCGGTGTACTTCTTGATTGGAGCGCGACCGGAGAAAACAGAACCAAGAGCAGCTGTAGCCACAGCTGTACGACCTTCCTGAAGTTGTTCAGCCTTCTGAGCAACAGTCTTAAGAAGCGGCCATTCCTTCATGGCTGCGCTTGGGTTCTCGCGCCACATACGACCAAAGTTCGGATCACCGATGCTCTTGAAGACGTAGCCCATGATGCTCTTTCTCCAGAACCAGAATAGAGCACAAACAAGCAAGCCCATGAGGAAGCTATTGAAGTAGCTTCCGCTACCGGCTCCGGCGAATGTGAGCAGGAGTACGAAGAAGATCGAAAGTACGATGATGAGCACAACACGCTGAATCATCATGCCGACAATAGCCATGAGATAGTCTTTGAGCTGCGGTCGCTTACTTGGGAACAGTCCCAGCAAGAATGCAAACGGTAGGAAGACCAGCATGAGAGCTGATACAGTCGTTACGGCAATCTTCGTCACTGAGTATGCGATCACCACTGCTGATCCAAAGATAGCTAGGATCGGGCTCAACGTAGCGATCAACCAACGCTGGCTCTGATCAGCACCGGACCATGCGTGGCCGTATCGGTTTTCAGTACCCGCACCGTTATTTGGGCCGAACTGTGCGTCTACAATGCGGTAGAAGTTCGGATCTACACGGCCGTTCTTGATACTCGTGTCTGAAGTGGTTGCGGTGCCGGTCTTTACAGTGTCGAGCTGGTATAGAGCCCAGTTCTTAACCACAACACCGTTACCCATGTTGACACCTGCGTCGCCAACGAGTGAACCGTTAGTGTTCTTCCACTTCGTCGCTCCAGCCGGCACCCCGGTAGCGCCCTTAGCGTAAAGCTGGTTGAAATCAGCTCCGTACTGTCCGTAGACCCACGGGGTAAAGTCAAAGACACGCCAGTTATTACAGACGAGCTCGCGAGTAGCCTGCGATGAGCTCGTGTCTGTCATCTTCCCAAAGATGTTGCCCTTAGCGTTCACAGCTCCGTTAGTGGAAGTGCAAAGCTCATCGTTCCCCACGGAGCTCATCTTGAAGATGTTCCCAACTACCGCTTGTTCTACCGCCGCCGGTGCTTTCTGAACAAAGTCGATGGTGGCGTCAGTTTTGTACATGAGCATGGTGCCGGAGATGAAGACCAGGCACATAAGGATGATGCTAGTGAAGCCTTCACGATAAGCCTGGTTCTTGAAGGCTCGGAAGAGAATCTGGATAGCGCCGGCGGCTACAAGCATGAACGCTAGTGGGAAGAAGATGCTATCCCGGAAGCCCTTGATGAGCCCGCTAATAATCTTGGTGAGCCCGAGAGAATCAAGAATCGGAGAGTACGTCCAGGTAATAACCTCACTCGAAAGCTTCGTTGCGAACTGTCCGATACCAAGCCCGAACCCCTGGATCTGAGTCGAAAGCTCAGTAAGAGTGCCGGTGAAGACAACGCTCATCGGGTCGCCGAAGTTTGAGATGTGGCGAGTATCAAGAGCAGGCTTCTGATTCGCACCGCCGGTGTAACCGTTGCCAAATAGGCCGTTCTGAATCGGTGCACGGAATTGCTTGTTACAGGCTGGGTTCGTGCCGCCGTCAGCGTTGAAAGCGTAGACGTACATCGAAACGCCGTTGACACTTCGCTGCATATCTGTGCCGTCAGCGTTTGTGCAAACGTAGCGACGCCATGGAGCATTGAAGTTGAGCGAATCCTGGTTCTTCTGGAGGAAGGACTGGATCATTACCTGAGATAGAACATCCGAAACCCAGTCGTTGTTCTGCTGCGCCTGGTTGTCCTCATACTTCTTGTTGGCTACTTTGTTCCAAGCGTAGGGAGAGCTTACGCTTCCCGCCGGCTTTCCACCGGTGTAAGAAGTACCGGCGCCACTAGCGGTTCCACCCCAGCAGTCTTTAAAGCTGCCCCAGATAGAGTCAGCGGAAGTACCGCCGTTAGAGTAGGTAGCGGAGCAGTCGATGCCAAGTGCCTTACCCTTGTTCAGTACGTCACTGTTCCACTCAGCCCAAGTAGCTGCGGTGTCAGCCTTACGATTACCGTCAGCGTCATACTTGTAGAAGTCATCAAGGCTAAGCTTGTCACCGTCGTAAGCCTTAGCGCTCTTCCACTGATTGATACTCTCACGAGCCTGTGACTCACACGAGTCCCGCTTAATCCCGGTGTAGTTTGGGTCGTTCTGCTGATCACCGGAGGGCTTACCTCGTTCTTCGAAGCCACCTCGCGATGGCTCGCCCTCAGCGTTGACCTTAACAGTCATCACTTCACACTTAGCAATCGGCTTCCGTGGCGGTTTACCTCCGTCAGCAATGCTTAAGAGATCGTCTCCTAGTATGGCGTTAGCTGGATTGCTCTGAGTCAGAATCTGAATGAAGGATAGGCGGATAGCTGCCGCCATCTCAGCGTCTGTGAGCTGCCGCATTCCGTACGCAGTGTTTGCGTAACCAACGCGATACCAGGCAAACGAGACGAGTACGTTCAGATCTGAAGAGTCTAAGATCGGCGTAATACCTCCGGCCACACTCCCTTGGAAGTAGCCAGAGAAGAATCCGCCGATGGCTTTGAAGACGTTGCCGTTACTTCCGAGCTGATCGTTGAAGTTGTCAACACCAACAGCTAGTCCGCTCGAGATAGAGTTACCCACCGCACTACCAGTAAGGGAAATCTTGTCGAAGAATCCAAAGTTACTCAGAAGACGTGCTTCGCTTTGAGTCTTGATGTGATCCCATTCACCGAGATAAGTAGTCCACGGCAGGCTGTAACCGTAAAGCTCGAGACCGGTGTACTTCTCGGAGCGGAAGTCAGCGTTGACCGGAACCTGCCCATCACCGGGAAGATTCTTCGGGATCCCAAATAGATCTCCAGCGTAGGCGTTCTGAGCCTCACCGTTCTGAACTCCAGAGCGGTCAAAGAGCGCGTAGCTGTCCTGGAGGAACTCAGTCATTAAGTTCGGTACATCACAATTGTGGTAGTACGCTGTGCCGGCACCGCGAGCGTTCGTGTTACAAGCATAGACAGTTGAGCTCGGGTTACTGATACCAAGCTTTTCGGCCATAGCTCTTGAGGAGCCGGCAACGGTTGCGTGCTTTACATTGTTGATGTAGCGGATGCCAAAGACACTCCAAAGAAGGCCTTGTAGCGAGGTAACCTCTTTGGTAGAGTCATAGGAGCTCACCTGATTAAAGAGATAGCTGCCGTTCTGCTCATCCTTCGGAATACCCGGATCTAAGCTGTCAAGCACCTTCTTAGCGTCGTCAGCAGCTTTCTGAGACTCAGCAGACGAATCCCCCGGATCAGCAAATGCGATCTCAGGAGAAATTCCCACGCCGGAGACGAGCACGAAGAAAGCCAGGAGCGTAGCCACCATCGAGACTGCCCACTTAGCGACACCTCTACCGGAGCGCGCAGTGCGACGACCGCCGGCAATGTATGTCGCCCCAGCGTTTCTAGCGTGCATTTAGGGCCACTTCCTCAGGTTGGATCTTACGAAGGAATATCGTTAGACCCTCGCTCAGTGATGGCGTATAGAAGACCAACACAACTATCCGGCCTATCCCCACAGAACTTGCAATCGTAGGAGTACTTCTTGGACTTTTCGACGTAGTGGCCTTCATACTCTTTTACGAGAGAGAAGCCAAGCGCTGATAGGACATCCTCGCTACCAATGAGGGGAACTCCCGGCATTGAATCAGTGTCACCGGTGCCTGGCACCTTGAGCATGATCTCTACTCTGTCAGCGCCGTGGGCCGACATCTTTCGAAGTACCCCGAAAGTAAGAAGGGTGCCGAAGCCCTCTTTACGATACGGCGGTGCAACCACCACAGCGTCAATAGAGCCGGTGACAAGTGTCTGATTGCCGACAGTAGTGTTCTGAAAATGGTAAAGTGCGAAACCGATAAACGCGCCGTCTGAGATCTTGATCATCAGATAGTAGGTGTGGCCGTAGCTAAACAACGACTTAAGGACACCAAGCCCGAGTGACTCGTTGGCTATCTTCTTAATCTCGATAGGCAACGAAGCATACGTTAGCTTTGAACTCATCAGTCGTCTTCTTTCTTAAAGGGGTACGGCGTAGCCTGTTTTAATATCGAACTCACAGGCGATTTTAGTACTCGTCATCGTCCTCGAGCATCGGGTTGCTAGCCGGACCGCTAATCTGGCCTGCTTCAGGCGTCCCGTTGTTGTAATCCTCGAGAAGCTCACTGTAGCTTTTCTTCTCAACGGCTCCGCGACGAAGCTTACCATTCCAGAGTTTCTTTACTCGGTCGTTTAGGCGAATGCTTAATCGATTGCGAGCAGGAATGACACCCTGGGGTGTAACTGTTTCTTTTGTTGGGTGGTTCTTTACAGCGAAAAGACCGGCAAAGTTGAACGAGCCTTTGTTCACGATCTCTTCGGTAACTACTTCTTTGAGAGTATCGAGCACGAGATCAACCACACCGACGTTGACGAGAGTTCGCGCGGCGATTTCGCGCTTTAGGCCATCCGCTTTGAGCGGTTCGTCAACGGTGAGGTTCTTGTACGGTTGCTGAAACTGAGGCATAGATGGATCACTTCGAGTAGGAGCCGACGCCGTAGAACGCGGCGGTGCGAGCCCAGCGCTTAATGATTTCCTGCTGCTTATCGAGCAGTTCGGAGACCGGCACCGGGTTTTCTGAATCTTCGGCGATGAGCCATCCGTCCTTAGTGAGGGTAAGCTCGATCTTCCGATTGGTCTTCGCCGAGGGCCTCAGGTTGATCTGGGAGTTCTGTGTGAACGGCACTCGTAAGACGAGTTTAGAACCGAGATCCCAAGGCTGCCGAGCGACCGTTGAAGTCTTTAGGCGAGTCTGAATACGAGCGTTGTCAAAGACGATGTTCTTCTGATCCTCAGTGAGGCGAAGCTTCCACTTCTTCTGAGCAATCTTGATTTCGTCGTTAATCGTGGCGTCGAGCTCATCTAGGAAAGACTCGGGCAACTCGAGGTTGAGCGTTAGGTAAGAGTCAGCCAAGGTGAGTCCTCTTTCGTCAGGTTGTTACTTGGGCTCATCTTACCAAGACGGCTCACTCAGTTGTTCTTACCCGATCAAGGAAATGCTTCATAGCGCGGATACGAACCGTCTTGGAAGCTGGAACCTCAATTGTCTCGCCGGTACGAGGGTTTTTCAACTCTCGAGCTGAACGGACGCTTGGCTCTACAGCGAGGAAGCCCATAAGCTTTACCTCGATACCGCGAGCCACGGTATCCATCACGATCTCCTGTAAAGAGTCAACTACCTTAGTCACAACCGCTTTCTCTACGGCTGTTTTCTTACTAATGGACTCTACGAGATCTGCTTTGTTGAGAATCGGCATAAAGGGCGTTCCTATCAGTGTCGCGGGGTGTTTCGGCCTCGTCGGAAGAGAGAAGGCTTCTCTACCGGCGAATCAGTTCGTGTTGATGCCTGCTGTGCACGATCGATGTCGTCCATGAGCTTGTTTGAGTCTTCGTCATCGAGGCGCGGCCCATCGTCCGGCTCTACATCGAACACAGAACGCTCGAGCACCTGCATGTCATCATCGTTAACGGCAGGAGCTTCTTCCTCTGTACTGAATAGCTCAGGGAGAGCTGTTCGAGAGTACGCACGGTCACGCTTTAGGCTGATTAGGAAGGCGATCACCGCTCCGATGGCTAGTAAACCGAGGACAGCGAGAATTAGCGTTGCGCCGATGACGCTTGCACCTGAACTAGAAGTCATGTCGAAGTTCATGCGTTCTCCCGAGGTAGGAATAGGGGCTCCCATTGTGATTTAGCTATCACTTCAGCGCCGTTATCGACAGCTTTGATCGTTCGCTTAATGTCGAACTCATCGAAGCCTTGCCCTCCAGCACGCTTCAGGAAGGCGTAGAACGGCCCCTTAGCGTCTCTGATGAGTAGTTTCCATTGCGATACGAGCTTGCGTAGTGCGCTGTTAGACAGCTGCTCAAGGGCAGCTTGTTCTTCGTCAGACAGTTCTGACTGAAGTTCGTGCTTGATGGCTAGAACGGCTTCAGGTGTGAAGCGCTCCTCAGCTACGAAAGCACCGAACAGTGTCTCATCAAAGATCTTCGTTGAGATTTCACCGAACACCATCTCACTCATAGAGCGATCAAGCGGATCGATGAGATTTTGGACGATGAGATTACGCTCGAAGTACTCCTGCTCTTCAACGAGCTCGAGAGTGATCTTCTGATTGCTGCTATAACGTTTCTCAGATGAACCGACGCGGCCGTTCATCGACTTAACATCGGCAGCGCCGGAGTGCAGGTAATCAAGGACTTCCTGATTGGTGGCGTAGCGACCGTAGAGCTCGGATAGCTTTTTTCGAACTGCTGAGATCTTCTTATAAGTGTGGAATCTCGACGGTGGGATGCCGAACGGAGCAGCCTCAAGTGTGAGAAGCTCTTTCTTCGCGTAAGCAGTGAACCACTGAAGTAGGTAGTTCGTCGCTGATGAATCGAGCTTGTCTACATCGAAGTGGCGAAGCCCTTTGACTGCTCCTGCGCGACCAGCGTAGTAAAGCTGGTTATAGATGCTCTCATCTGTCCCACGAAGATGGCTCTTCGAAAGGATCGAGTTTACCTCACGAATAATGAGCGGCTCAGCGAGCTTAAGCAGCTTGTCAAGAGCGTACTCGCGAAGTGTGAAAGCTGCGTCTACTTGAGTCTGAAGCTCCGGCTCATCGTCGAGATACTTTACCAGCTTTTCGTAGCTGTCATCAGAATCTTGGAAGATTGGCACATAGTAGCGAAGAGACTCTACTGTAAGACGCTCCCCCAAGCTCTTTGCTGTCTGCTTCTTCGGCGTCACTTAAATAGTCCTAACTGGTAGTCCGCCCGCGTTGGGTCGACCAAAGCGAGGAACCCCTCCGCCACTTTGACCGGGACCTGGATTAGTCGAAGCTGTTTCAGCTGCGCCGCTTCCTTGAAGTTTAGAGCCGGGCTGACTCTTTGCGATGTCAAGGATCGAGATCCCACTGTCTTTGAATTTCTTACGCATGTCGTCAGTAGGGTTTGCAACCTTAGACCAGGTATCGTCAGATTCGTTGTATGTGTAGAGTCGGTTAGTGGTGATACTAGCAGACTCCTTCTCATTCACGATGTTAGTGATCTCCTGGACTGCGGTTACTCGATAACGTGAATCCTGCTTGAAGTAAGCAAGCTGGATCACCAGGTCGATTGCGTTAGCAATATCGATGTTGGCCGCTCTCGTGGGCTGGTTGGGATTACCCTTGAGCGTAAAGTTTGTCATCTTCTCGAGAGCTCGCACTGGGTCGTTCGCGTGAAGCGTAGTGAGTGATCCATCCATACCGGAGTTCGCGGCGATTAGGAAGTCTGCGAACTCTTTACCTCGAGTCTCACCGATGATGAGCTTGTCTGTACGCATTCGATTGAACTGTGCAACAATCCACGAGAGAGAAGCTACGTTTTTCTCCTCCATCCCTGGGCGCCACGGGACCGAGTGCAGATATGTGGTGTTCGGCTGAACGAGTACTAGTTCAGGAGTATCCTCAGCTACGCCGAGACGAGTTGTGTCCGAAAGCTCTTTCGTGAAGGCTTCTAGGAACGTTGTCTTACCTGCACCGGTACCTCCGCTGAACACAATGGTGAGATCTGCCGCTGCAGCAGCCTTTACGAATGCTAGAACCTCGCTCGGCATTGATCCCCCGCTAGCAATAAGATCTAGCGTCGATAGTGACGTGCTCTTTTTAGCGATCGTTACCTGCGGGACATCAGCTGCAGGAGGGAGCACGATGTGGCAACGACCACGGATCTCTCGGCCGTCTACTTTATAGCGAAGCGGGCCCTCAAAGATGTAGCCTTGAGGATCGAACTTATCGAAAGAGACGATGTGAGGAACAAGCCCTGGCTCGATTGAGTCGGCGTACTCCTCATCATTCTCAAAGCTAAGCGCTTCGATGTGCTCTCGCCGGCCTTTACGCTTTAGGAAGAATCCATCGCGAGCGTTTACCTCGATCTCCGATACAGCATCATCGCGAAGTATGTTAAGAGCTAGGTTCCACTGTTTGTTACTGCTGATGTGCTGGAGATCCATAGAGATGTGTGGCCTTCCACGAGCTTCAATGTGTAGAAGCCATATCAGAACCGCGGTTCTACGGGCACTTTAGCTCATCGGAAGCGAAACGATCTTATCAGCAATCGATTCTACAAGATCGTTGTGGGCGATGAGCACAACCTGCCCCTGGAACATCTCTTTCACCGTAGAAAGGATAAGCTCAGCTCGTAGCCCATCCTGTGAGACCAACACTTCGTCCAGGATTACCGTGTTCTGTTCAGAGCCAGAGTTCAGAAGCATAGCGATGGCCAATCGAAGAGAGATGGCCGCCGCCGAAAGCTCTCCACCGGAGAGCAAGCCAACCGAACGGCGCGTTCCGTCAGCAAGATAGACGGTTGCGTTGAACTTCTGATCAAGGGTTAGTCGAGTGAACATCCCGTCTGTAAAGCGTGACAAAAGATCAGATGCGTAAACTTCGATAGTTGGGATACTGTTACGGATACGCTCTTCACGGAACTCAGCCACGATCTCGACAGAGTGAGCAGCTACAGCAACAGACTGCAAGAGCTCCTTGTGCCGGCTAATCTCTTCCTCATGGCGCTGGATGTCCTGGCGAAGATGCGCAAGCCGTTCATGGTTTAGATTAAGATCACCGGTTGCCTGAGCATACTCAATAGATGCTGAAGAGTGCTTCGAACGGATAGCGTCTAGTTTCTTCTGTAGAGCGTTAAGCGAGCGCTGCGATGCAGACTCGAGACCCGCGTCTTCCTTCTCGAGCTTCTGAAGTTCAAACTCGAAGTTCTCAATCTCTTCCGTAAGCCCTTGAGCTTTCTCTAGAAGACGCTTGTAGGAGCGCTGACGTTCTTTGTTCTGTTTTGCCTCATCGAATAGCTTGTTGACACCCTTAAGCTCTTTTTCGAGCACAAGAAGTTCGCTAGAGACGTTGTCCAGCTCCTTCTTTTTCTGAGCAAGTTCACCTTCGATTTCAGCAAGACGTACGGTAACACGCTCATGCGTCTCTAGAACAGCAAGCTTACGCTGCAGTTCGGCGAGCTCTGCTCGGCCTTCCTCGAGTAACTTTCTGTTGGTGTCCTGAGTATTCTGCAGTGCGGCGCTGGTGACTTCAAGCGCTTTTACAGCAACCGATGAATCAGCGACTTTCTGAAGGCAAGTCGGGCAGCTCTCTCCGTGCTCGATCACCTTGATAGCGTTGAGCACTGATGCCTGCTGAGCTTTTGCTTCACGGCCTTCTGAAGATAAAGCTTCCTGCCGCTCTACGAGCTTTGCCGTAGTCTCGGTGAGCGTCTCAAACGACTCCTCGGGAGCTTCTCCCGCCGCTTCATTTTCGGCTTGAAGATCCTCGACCTCACGCTTAAGCTGTTTTACGGAATCATCAGCTCTTGAACGGCTGATGCGTAGCCTGTCACGGCGCTTGTCCAGATCGGCCGCCTGCTGAGCGAGCTCATCATATGAGCCGGCGGTGGAGTCAGATAAAGCTCTACGCTCCTGATCCTTAGCCTGGAGGGTCTCTTCAAGAGCCTCCTGCTTTACAGCAACGCGCGTTTTAAGCTCGGCGATTCGACGCTCTACATCGGCCTTGTGCTCGAACTTCTCAGTAGCCTCTTCAAGCTTTCCCTTAAGCTCGACGCCTTCGGTTTTGAGTTCCTTAGCCTGAACCTTGAGAGAAGCGGTGAGCTCCGCGAGCGTAGAGATTGCGTCAACCGTAGACTGCTCTTCTTTACGCACCTTAGCGAGGCCAGCTTCATCGATGGCAGAGCTTTCAGTGGCTTTCTTTAGAAGCTTGTGTTCAGCTCTAGACTGCTTAAGAGCTTCGGTGAGGCTAGCGATACCGGTGAGCTTCTCGATCACCTCTCCACGCTCTCGTGGGCCCGAAGAGATTAGATGGTCAACCTGCTTCTGTTGAACCAGAATCGAGGAGAGGAAGCCTTTCTCGTCCATGCGGAGAAGCTTGCGGATATACGGTTCAGCGTGAGAGATAGCAGGCCCGGCAAGCTGCTCAGATTCTTCCTCACCGTCTTTGTCGGTGATAGACCAAATCTCACACTCAAGCGTGCCGTGCTTGTTTACTCGCCGACGCTCAATGCGGTACTGAACTCCGTCGATGAGTAGATCAACACGAGCAAGGGCTTTATCCTTCTCGCCGAGACCGTTGCGGAATATCTCTACACTCTTCGAGACGCCGTCAGGCTTGGTACCGAAGAGAGCCCATGCGATTGAGTCAACGATGGAGGATTTCCCAGTTCCGTTGGCTCCCTGGATAGCTGTGATACCGACCGAAGCAGGTTCAAAGATAAGGTGCTCGTGAGAGCGAATGTTGAACAGCTCTACCTTAAGCAGCTTCAATGACATGCAGAACTCCGATCGATTTACGTCGAAGTATTGTACCAAGACGCTGTTTCGTCGGTAGTTCAGTAACAGCTGTCTAAGCCTGTCTTATGCTGTAGACGAACGACTCAACAGAACTGAGGTTTGCGCTGCAAGAGCCTGTTTAGCTGTGCTAAGAACCCCTCTACTCCCCCGGATTAGCAAGGGAGTTAAGAGGGGTAAGCATAGCGCTGTTTTAAGCTAGCCGATCACTTATAGAAGTCGCCGAGAATCTTGTCACTCTCGCCCTTCTCGGTCTTCACCTTTACGTCTTGCTTTGATTGGAAGATGCCACCACCCATGCTCTGAGCGATGCCACCGAAAAGAGCGGCTAAGACGACGAAAGCTGTTATCGCGGCGAGTGTAATCACAGCTGCTCGTGAACGAGTTTTAGCAGGCTGCCGGAGCTTGTAGCCCTTAAACTCGATCAAACTTACGAGCCAGCGCCGAGCCACGAAAAGCTTCCAGTTCTCTTCGACGAGCTTGTCTTCGACCTCTTCGCTTCCAACAGCTCTGTCGAGCTCAAACTCATCGCCGACTGTATATCCGTTCTCTGAACTGTGAAGAAGCTTGAATACCTGCTCCTTCAAATAGAACACCGGCTTACCGTTTTTCTCGTCAAGAGTCACCGTCAGTTTGAATTTCTCCGGAATAACCTCATCGACGAGTTTGTCAGGTGCAAGCTCAAGCACTAGCCCGTTCTCAGTGCTTGAAAGCACATACGGTTGATTCTGCTTCTCGATTGCGTTCTCGATAAAAGCGTAGAGCTCTTCGTTCACTGTGGATCACCTAGCTAGTGTGGTTCGGACGTGTTGACTATCAGCTTTCGTCAGCTCAAGAGTTCGTAAGAACGAAGCTGAACTCCTTCAGCGTCGATGGCGAACGTAATCTGCCACGATTCCATACCCTGGCGCCGAATCTGATCGATGAGTCCGTCAAGGTCCAGGTTGTCGCGAAGCTTAAGCTCATTGCTTGTTTTCAGAGTGTTCTCGTAGACAAAAGCAGCCAAGAGAGCAACACGTTTGCCCAGCTGAAGCTCAGAGAAGAGATCATTAAGCTGCTTTGGCATTCGAGCTCCGACCGCATCCGAGGAATAGTCAGTCTTCACCGGAATACCTTCCGGAATTACTGTGTGAAGCTTGATTAGAGGAGTCTTAACCTCGATCCAAAGCTCTTTCTCCGTCGGAGCAGGGGATCCGATGTTGAAGTCGATGCGTGAGCTTCCAAGCTTCTTCTCCGGCTTTACAAGATCAGCCGAGTTAGCAGTTGTGATCCCAGGAGCAAGGTCAGGTAGATCACCAGCAAGGAGGAACTCTTTTACGTAAGCGTTTACCGCTCCTTGGTTAATTCCAACCCACTGGAAAGACGGTGAGTCTGTCTCTCCCAGTCCGATAGCCTCTACTGTGTAATCCGTCGATCGACCGGTGTAAGGCCCGGAGATCAGGCATGGAAGGCCGTCTAGTGTAAGCCCTCCGATTCGTCCACCGACCGGGGTGTGGCCGCGCACAATACTTCCATCTTCAAGCTCGATGATCGCTACATAGCGATTCGGTCGATTGACAATCTTAGCCTTAGTTAGCTTCGTTTTGTAGATAAGCTTGCTACGAGCCGTATCAAGATGACTAAAACTTGAGTGCATGAACGACTCCTAAGATCGAAACGGGTACCAGCCTATGGTATCGAGCTTGGTGACGATACTCTACAGGCAGCTCTTACTAGTAGTGCGCCTCAACCGCCGAAACGGAGAGACGCACTACTTAAGCGGTAGACCTTACGAGTCGCTCGAGATGTCCAGCACCGGAGCGATCCGCTTGAGCGAGTCCGGAGCTGACTGGAAGCCACCCTTCTGGGTCACGCAGATCACGGACTTGTAAGGAGCTGCACGAATCTCGGTCTCCACGTCATCCCAGTCGATGTAACCGTCGGTGGAGAGGACGAAGATGTCCGGCTTCTGGGCCTTCGGGAGCGAGTTCACGTACTGCCAAGCAACGGCCATCACGGTACCGCCGCCGCCGGTGAAGCGAACCTTCTTGACGCTGGTAACCGGAGAGATGTTGCCGACCTGAGTGTCAACCGAGAACATGCTCACCGCTCCCTTACCGCGAGCGACCTCCTTGAGGATACCCTCGATCTCAGTAAGCGCCTTCTGGTAATCCTCGTTACCCATGGAGCCGGAGGTGTCCATACCGAGCATGATCTTCGGCTGGTAGTTCACCATACCGGGGAACACGAAGTCCTTGCTCTGGAGTCGACGGCTCACACGACGGAAAGTGTAGTCCGAGCGGCCACGCACGATGGCGTCAACACTCGATGCGACGATCCGGCGGAACACCTTGCGCCAATCAACCTTCGGCGGGGTCAGGTGACGAAGAAGCGAATCCCAGAACTGGTCACCGGCGCCGCTAGCGCTACGTCCTGCCTGGTTCTTCTCCTCAACGATGCGAGCAGCGGTGTTCTGCTTGGCAAGCGTCTGCTCAACATCCGATGCACGCTGAATGCCGGCAGCGTCTGCAGCTGCTTCCTTGTCCTCGGTGGAAGCTTCGCAGCCCCAGCCACCGTCGGTACCCTTAACCGGGTTGCCTTCGGCAGAACCACCCTGGCCTGAACCGGAGGCCTGACCGGAACCCTGGCCCTGGCCGTTACCGGAGCCCTCTCCTTCACCTTCGCCGTCGCCGTCACCCTTACCGCAGGTGTGGCCCTGGCCGGGTGCGTTGCCGGGCTGAGTGCCGCCGGGCTGCGAGCCACCAGGCTTGTCGGCTCCAGAGCCGGTGTCACCACCGTCGCCCTCGCCACCATCAGCGTCTTCAGTGTCGCCCTCGTCGTGGCTACCGTCGTTACCGCCGGCCTCCTCAGCCTGACCGTCGCTCTGCTCCTGGTCATCGGCCTTCTTGTCCTGGCCGTCCTTCTTCGAGCTCTGGTCCTGCTTGCTGTTGGGCTTCTTGCCAGCCTCCTCGTCCTTGCAAGCCTGGCAATTGTCCTCACGATCCTCCTGGTCCTTCTGGAGAAGCTCGGCGTACTGCTCCATGGTCTTGAACGGAGGGTAGTTGTACGGCTTGCGATCCGGAAGGATGCCTTCGGAGAGGTCCACAAAGACGACGGTGGAGAGGACCGTGTTGATCTCGAAGTCGCCGGCCATGTTGAACAGCTGCTGATTCTTCATGGAGGCGAGATCAGCGCTGCGCACGAAGTGGTTGTTCAGAACGTGCATACATTCGTGAAGCAGCACCGTCGCCTGCTGATCCTTGTTGAGCAGGTGGAAGAACCAGTAACCGAGGCCGACACGAGCGTAAGGGTCGGTGTACGCCGTGGATGCGGTGGCGTCCATGAACGGGCGCAGAAGCGCCAGAGCGTCACGGAAAGCGCCCACCATCGACACAGCCTTGATGATTGCGCGAGCATAGATGTCACGCTCAGTACTCGTCAGCTTACGCTGCGGATGATTCGCGAGATCGTCCTTGAGCTGTTCGATAAGCTCCGGCGAGAGCTCGTCGCCGCGGGGGATGCGGATCTCATTCATGGTGTTGTTCCTCCAAGTAAGGGTACAACACCTATCTTAACGGGTGATCTCGTCTTGTCAACCTCAGTTCAGGTAAACCTCGAGTAACTCCTAGAAGAGGAACTTCCCAAAGATACCAACGAGTAAGATAGCGGAGCCAACACCGATCACAGTGTAGGCTCTTACAGCGCTTCCAGGCGCCGGTGCTACAGTTACACTAGGCTCAACATTCTTTGGGAGCAAGGTGACACCGTAAATGACCAATGCTGCTCCGAGAAGCCCAATGACTCCTCCAAGTACAAAAGCCAGCACAGCGCCGATGATGGCAGCTGCTTGGAATCCTTTTGACCAGTTCTTCACGGTGTCACCCTCTCGTCAACTGTTGTACGTGTTAGTTAATCTGTCCGGCAGCTTTTTCAGCGGTTCCCACAAGTAGATCTTCGTGGCTTGCGCCGGCTGCCGCAAAGATAGCGAAGAAACCGATGAAAGCGACAATGCTGAGGATAGTAAGAATCCATCCAGCGATGATGGCCACCTTAGCAAAGGTGTTCTCACTCACGCCGGCCTCCCGCGACTGCTTTCGAGCTACGTAGCCAAGAATAAGGCCGACGATGGCTGTAGGGAAGCCGATGATACTGGCTAAACTTAGGATCATAGCCACGAGACCCATGGTCTTGCCAGGGAAGTTCTCGGGAGTATTGCTGTACTGAGATGGTGTGTTGCCGTACTGAGGCTGGTATGGTTGCTGGTCCATTGCGATCTCCTTCGCTCAAGCTAGATATCAGGGTCCGCGCCAGGTTCAAGCTCTTATACTTGTGGCAGTGACCGATTGATACTGGTCACTGCCACAAGCAAAAGTTCTTAACCTACACGCCCTAGCTTTTGGCCTATACCTCCGTGGCCCGAGCACATCCCTCTGTAGTTCGGAAGTGATGCGTTGTCTTGATACGAAGTTGTATTGTCACCACATATGGCCTTAAGCGGTAAACTTGGATCCTCAGCTGCAGGAGCGTTCTGAGCAGCAGCGTTTCTGGCCTCTTGTGCTCTAGCGACTTCAGCAGCACGCTGAGCTTCAGCAGCCGCAGCGGCTTCTGCCTGGCGCTGTTCTTCTGCTTTCTGAGCAGCAGCTTGCTCATTAGCGATGCGTTGTGCTTCAGCTTGCTTAGCGGCTTCATCGGCTTCGGCTTGCTTACGAGTCTGCTCATCGGCCACCCGCTGGGCTTCAACCTGTTGAGCTTTCTGAGCAGCAGCCTCTGTTTCAGCTTGAGCTTGCTTAGCAGAATCCTCTGCTTTGCGCTGAGCTTCGCTCTTACCAGAACTCTGCGAAACCGACGCCGGTTGTGAAGCCGTGTTCGTAGTTGGAGTAGATGTGTTTGCTACTCCAACAAAACTGAACACTGAAAGTAAAGCGCCTATGACCACAAGAATGATTGATACGTTCCTGTTCGCAAGAGAACTCTTAAGCTTTGATTCATTGTTCGTCGGTTCGTTAGCTGTGGGATAGGTGGCAGTTTCTTCTGTTTGACCCCGACGTAGGAAGGGTAGTGTACTCGAAGGCGTTTCCGCTCGATGTGTACCGACGATCGGTTCTTGATGCTTCACTAAAGCAAAAATTCCGATCGCCACGGCTACTAACCCGACTACTAAGCCGAACCAGTGCAACGAAAATATGGCGCCAAGGAGCATAAGCCCGATGACCCATTTCAAGATTCTCATAGTAAAGATATCATGCAAAAGAACAAAGCGAGGGGAAGCAAAACCGGCTATAGGCCGCATAACGCGGGTGGACTTTAGCTCTTACACTGATTGCAGGGATTAGCAAAAGCAATCCCTGCAATCAGTGTTTATCCAAATTAGTTGAAACGATCCAAAGGCGAGTCGCTGCTTTTGCCATCTGGGCTAATATTCGGTACTAAAGTTTGGCCGTCTTGCCACGGAGTAGATCGCGAGCAATCTGCAGCTCCGGCGCTATTTGAGTAAGAATTTGAGCCTGAAATACAGTTTGCTGTATCAGCTGCTTTATCAGCCACGGCATTACCTGCAAAGGTGACAATCATGATACCAGCTACACCGACCACGGTAAGAGCGACCGCAATCCAGCCGAGGATGATTCCAACCTTAGCGAGAGTGTTGTCGAAGACACCAGCTTTCCTCGACTGATTTCTAGCGACATACCCGAGGATAAGACCTACGATTGCTGTTGGAAAGCCTAGGAAATTAGCTCCTGAAAAGATGACAGACAGTATTCCCATAGTCTTTCCCGGGTCCTGCGTTGGTGCAGCGTTCTGCTGCTGTACGAACGGCGAATCAGACATGCATTGTCTCCCTGTTAGGCTTGACTTAGATATCGTCAGGCCGTAGTTCAGTAATAGCAGCTCGTAGACTATAGAAACGCTTGCCGTTTTCTAGACAGATCCACGAGTTGTGCTTAGTAGAGTCTTTTTGAACCTTTGCCCCACTTGGAAGAACGTAGCATTCGAGCTCGTAATCATATACAGCTCCATTAATTGGCGGGTGAACGTCTGTTCGAGCTTTACTCTGAGCTTCACGGTACGCTTCGCTCTTCGGTACACCCTTCCACGCGAGTGACATCCGCTGCTTAGTCTCTTCACTCTTCGGTTTGCCTTTTAGCGCTTTAGATCTCTTTGCACGAGTTTCATCAGAGACTTCTGGTTTATTCGCTATAGCTTGGGCCCGGTATTCTGGATTAGCCCATAGCTCCTTAATTGCTTTTGAGTGGGCTTCTTTACGAACATCTGTCCAAACCTGTGATTGAACTTCGGATAGTCTAGCTTTATACTTTGGGTCTTGCCATCGCGAGCGCGAATACTCACCAATCACATCGCGCTGGTATTCACTAGGTGTCCATCCGTCAACACCAGCTAAACCTGACTCAGCTATTAGATTCGCCCATTTAGAAGAAGCCACTATGTCATTTTCTTTAGTAAACTTAGTTGCAGTCTCTTTCAGCTCGTTTAGATCTGTATAGCAGCCGACTATCTCTGTAGCTACGTCATTCCCGTGTGCTTTGAGATGTCTGAGCCAGTACAGCCCGGAACCTTTGTATTTGAACGGATCTTTGATCGTACGTCCAAAGTATTTGAGACCGGTAACGTTGTGAGTCTTCACATAGAGAAAGACCGGTGGATCGAGAATGTCTAACGGCTCCATAGCGCGCTCCTTAATACTACTTGCTTGCAGGCGCTATGAATATCATGCTCTCATACGTAGAGGCCGATGAGCTTCCAAGCCTGCAAGCAAGGAGCGCCTCATCGGCCTCTACATGTCTTACTATCGATCATCCCCCATGCTTGAGCAAAAAACGTCCTGAGATTTCCTTAAAGTTCGGCCGGTCACCGAGCTCCTCGTAGGTCTTTCCGTTGATGTTCCACCAGACAACACCCTCGGTGAGCACCTGCGGGTTCACGAGCGACTTGAGACCGTCAACCTGCTCAACAGCCTCTTCAACCGTCTTCGGGAAGTTGAACGGGACACGAGGAGCCTGGTTCTCTCGAACCCAGTTCTCGAAACGGTCAACCTCTTCCGAGTGGTCAGTCGGCACTGCGAAGCCGTGCGAGAACACGAGCAGGCGGATGCCGTTGATCTTCAGAGGGTTACCCTGAATACCTTCACCGAAGATCTCACCCTGGATCACACCACCTTCCGGGATCAACTCAGCCAGGTTGTACTGACGAGCGATCAAAGCGTGCGAGTGACCACCTTCGAGCGAGAGCTCCCAGTTACGGCCAGCAGCGTGAAGCTCACCGTCCAGCTTCCAGAAGGTAGCCGAGGTGCCGTCGATCTTCTCGGTAGCAACCCACTCGGTCGGGTCGAGCGACTGAAGGAACTCATCCGTCAGGTTCTGCACACGCTCCGAGTCGGTCTTACGAGCGACCTTCGTCGGGAACGAGCCAACCTGAGTCGAGCCACCAGGCAGCGGCGGCTCGTACTTGAACACGCCGAGGTTCTCGAAGGTCTCCGAAACCTCTTCAGGAGTCGAATCCTCCGTCAGGCCGAAGCCCAGCGGCAGGATAAGACCCTGCGAAACCTGGCCACGAAGCTTTGCGGTGCGCAGGATGTGGACGTTGACGTACTCGTTCTTGTTGAGCACCGACTTCTCCGAACGCGAAGCCAGGAAAGCGAACTCCGGGACCGAGGTCGGAAGAGCCGAGTCGATTTCGAAGTAGATGACCTTGTCACCGACGGCGAACTCGTCCTTGCGGATGACAACCTTCCATCCACCGATGACAGCGGTCTCCAGCGAGTCAGCGTTCGGGTTCTCGTCGATACGGTCGATGGTCTTGATCTGTACGAGCTTACGAAGTTCAGTCACGATCGTAAGTCCTTTCTTGGAGTGAAAAGAACATTTAGAGCCACCAGCCTCACTCCTAAGGCGTAGCTTACTGTAACAGGTCAAACTGCAGTGTGCAACACTAAACTCAAACACGGCAGGCTTCGGTAGAATCAAGCTATGAGTTCTCTACTAATCGCATGTGACGGCTCCTGCATCGGCCGTAAAGACGAAACCAAGATGATCGGCTGGGCTTGGGCAGACGCCGACGGTGCTTGGCTGAGCAACGGCTGGAAAGAAGGCACTAATCAGCGTGCCGAGCTTCATGCTCTCTGGAGTGCTCTCAAATTCCATCCTACCGGTGACATCAAGATACAGATCGATTCCATGTACGCACTCAACTGCGTATCGAAGTGGGCTAGAGGCTGGGAATCGCGTGGCTGGCGGAAAGCCGATGGTGAGCCTGTTCTCAACCTAGATCTAATTCGACCGGCCTATGAACTACTGAAGCGTCATAAGGGCGAGGTGGAGTTCATGTGGGTAAAAGGTCACCTTAAGAACAACGAATTCCCGCTCAACACTGAGGCTGACAAGCGTGCCTGCGAAGGATCAGCTCGAGTACGAGCAGGAGAAATTGGTACAGCTGGAGATTACTATCTCGACTCTAAAGGCCGTAAAGAGTTGAAGACTGAGAACGACTTTGTGAAGAAGGTTTACGGCCTAGTCGACGTGGCGGGCGTGCCGATTAGCGCTGATTAAACCATCGCTACAAGCGCGGAGGTCTTTAGATCCCCGATACGACGCACCATGTCACGGTTGAGCTCGTACCTACTGTCGCCACCAACAGCACTCTTCGCTGCGCGGTCACGGACAATGTTGTCCACGGAGGATAGCTCTTCGTGAAGCTTCGAAGCTTTTGTAGCGTCAGCAATTACTGAGTACTTGTCTCCCTTTTCCGGCTTGCGACTCACAAAGCTAAAGAGTTCGTCCACTCGCTTGTCGTCGTTGAGAAGAGTTTCCAGTTCACGCTGTGCGGTTTCGAGAGCTGTACGATCGCCTTTACCGTTAGACGCCTTCATAACGTCAATCGGGCGTACGTTAGCGGTGACGAGCGAGTGAAGTTCTTCGTGAGTGTCTTTCGTGTTAACGCTCGCAAGGGCTGTGGCCACGAGAGCACTGTTATTCTCGAGTACTCGTCGCTTTTCCTCGCGAGTAGCCTCAGCAGTAGCTGTGCCAGCAGCGTTAGTGATGATGCGACTGTCGATGAGGGTTCGTGTAAGCTCCGGTGACAATGAGCCGATGTCGTTAGCGCCAAGCGCGGAGACAAGAACTCGATTACTCTGACGGATAGCGTTGAGCTCGTTCACACTCTTACCGGCGATGTGACCGGATGCAGCAGCCCAGTAAGCATCACGAGTGGTGTTCGACTTCGCTTTGCTTTCGATGTGCGAGGTCATCATAGCGTACTGCTCGGAAGCGGAGCGCTCCTTATACTTCGGATCTAGCTTGAGAAGCTCCTTGTGTGCTTTATCCAGTGTGTGAGCTGCTAGTACGTCTGCCTTCGATGTGATGTGGCGCTTTGCGATGTCTGCGGCTAGCTCATTACCTACGAGCTCTCCAGCCGGCGAGTACTTGGCTACACTGGTGACTGTATCCGGGATAGCGACTCCACCGGAGAGCTTACTAATTGCGACACCACGCTGGACTCGCGTGGCGCCGTAAGCGGCTAAGGCGACGTTACCCCCGTTAAGCTCTACACCGTTTTCGCTTACGGCTTGGGGGATGATGACGTGACCGGTGGACTTGAACTCGTTTGTTGAGACGCGACGAATAGCACGGCCAATGGCTTGAGTCATAGCTCGTTCAGAAGTTTTCTCATCGTCCGAGATCACTACAGTGTCGATCTCGTTGATCGATACTCCTTCGGAGAAGATGTCAACATTCGCCAGTACTCGCTTGTTCGGAGACCAGCCAGCTGCTACGTCCTCTTTCGTGACGCTCTTTCCGTTGAACATGGTGAAAGCTTCTGCGCGAGCTTTTTTGACCTCTGATTCTTCGCCGGAGTAGGCTGCTCGAGCATCAGCGTGCTCAGCTAGCAAGCGCATACGTGCCTGGCGTCGAAGCTCCGGATCGTTCGAGTCTTTGAGCTTCGCTGCCTCTCCGAGACTCATGTCGCCACTTTGCTCAAGAGCTACGGCTTTAAAGCTATCCCGGAAAGCCTTAGCCTGTTCAATAGTGCCACAGTAGGCTAGTGCGTTATGAACCGGATTAATCGAAGGGTCGCCGTCGGCTACCATGGCGTTAAGAGTTGAGCTCACCGCAGCGTAGGTCTGCACGTTGAGAGGCGGCTGGCCAGGGCGTAGTTCATTCACGATGGCTCCAGATGCGTCTACGTATCCATCCTTAGCCTGTGTCACGTTTCCACGGATAACAGCTGGTCGAAGCTGGTAATCCGGCTGTGCAAGAGCCTTGTCATCGATGGCTGTCTGCTGTGAGATGTAGCCGCCGACCTTTCCGACGATTGCTGAATTGTCAGAGTAGACAGTGATGCGAGCCTTGGGATCGCTATCCATTTTCTCTGCACGGTACTTCATGTGTTCGATCTGCTGAGAAAGCTCGGGCGCTTCGCCGTCGTCGCCGAAGGCAGTAGGAGCGTCATCGCTCACCATCTCTTGAAGCACCGGTGTAGCGGTGGCGTAGAGTCTACGAGTAGACTGAATAGCTCCTGGGATGTCGTTGTGGAAGCTGCGATAGCCGGAGTTAAGGCCTTCTGTCTTGGCACTAGCAGAGCGCTGCTGACCTAGTACGTTGTGAGCTTCATCGTTCATAAGAAGATCTGCTTCAGCCGTTACTCCGGCGTCGATGAGCGCCTGCTGAACCTCCTGAACTTTGCTGGAAGATTCGTAAGTGGATACCACTATAACTTTCTTCCCTTCCTCCTGAGCTTGCTTCCAAGCTTCGGCTATTTTCTCAATGGAGACGACGCCGTTCTTGAGGAACTCTTTCGAAGCCGAGTGCACTTCGATTACGCGGTAGTCTTCTCCATACTCACCGAGAGTATGATCGTACCAGCCGTCCGCGTTCGGGCGAAGATCAGCCGAGGTGTCTTGAGCTAGCTTGATGCTAGATGTAAGTACTACGGCAACGCCGTTGGCGTCCTCGTTCTCCATCATGCGCCGCATGAGCTGTCGACCCATGTACGACTTACCGGTTCCACAGGCAGCCACAAGCTGCGTTACGCCGTCTTCCTCAAGAGCATCAGCGACGCCGTTAAGAGCGTCAAGCTGAATAGTGCGCGGTGGTAGATCACCGTAGAACACATCAGCAGCGAAGCCGTTCTTTGGGTTTACTGTCGGCTCGCCTCGCTTCTTTACTACGAAAGCAGATTCGCTCATCGAAGTTTCGTAAGCTGTCTCAGCGTCTTTCTTCGTGTCGAAGTGCTCTCCGCCGAGCGGGCAAGCGCGAACCGAAGCACGGCAGAGCTTGGGGCCATCATCGGTGAGGTGGTAGCGAGCTGTAGCCATGAAGTAAACCTCTTCTAAGGCGACGTTGTTTTACGGCGTCGTCGTGTGTTGTGCGTTATAGCCTATCGTTCTCTAACGAGTAAGAAGGTGATATTTGCAGGGACTTGATCGGTTACACCTCTGAAAGGGGCCTCAAGATGACCATGACAGCCACGGAAACAAAGTACTTCCAGATTCTCGGCGGAAATACTGTGCTCCAGCTTGACAGTAACGGCTGGAATCGCTGGGACTTCCACGATGGAGTCGTTCCGACGAGTATTCGATGGGAAGAGAGTAGCAGTAAGCTCAAACGTATCAGCTTCGATGAAGCCGTATCGCTTATGAAGTAAGGCGGCTGGCCCTGTAGCGAATATTGCTGCAGGGCCAGCAGTCTCTCTACTGTAGCGCTGTAACTAAGCACTGATGCTGCGCTTACATACACGAACCCATCTTCGTGGTAAAGTTGTCTTAGCTTCGCTGGTGTCGTCGCTCGACCCTTACGAGAACTGATAGTTCCCGCGTAAACTTATTGAGGAGCAATCGTTGCATCTACTCAGCTACAACTTATTGAAGAACAAGGCCGTCGGCGAACTCCCAGGTCTGATCAGAAAACATCGACCGGACGTACTCTGCCTTCAAGAAGTAGATGTGCATCTACTGCCGAATGAGCTCGAAGGCATGAAGCTCATGATCGGAACTGAGCGTAATCGACTTGGACTCGCGATCTACCTCGATGAAGAGCGTTACGAAGCAGAACGTACCGGCTCATTTGCTTTGCGAAGCTCTCACTACGACCGACTGGCTACTCCAGCTCACGAAAGATTGCTAGGAGTCACCGTATCAGCTCGTGAAACAGGCGAGCGATTCACCGTTGGCTCATTCCATGCATCACCGCTTACAGCGCTCAACGCGATTCGTCGTGATCAGATCCACGCCGGTCTCGACAACCTGAAGATGCTCGGCAACGGTGCCCCGCTCATGATGCTCGGAGACTTCAACTACCCAATGTTCCGGCGCCGACTAGCTCAGGAACTTAACACCTCCGGCTTTGATCTCTTCACTCCTGATAAAGAGACCTACCGAAGCCAGCTCACAACCGGCTACTTTGATTTTGCTGCGGGTAAGAACTTTAGCTTTGAGTGGCTTCACACGCTAAAGCAGGGGCTTTCGGATCACTTACCGATTTTGCTTAAAGCAGAGCTTGCAGCCTGATTTAGAGCCAGTACTGTAGGTGGATCGCAAGTGAGATCTCTGAGATCACCGGTAGCCCAAGTTTTCGAGCTTCGATCACCTGCTTATTAGTTGTGTCGTGATGTCCCACCACAATGATAGAAGCCTCTTGAAGCTTCTTCGTGATTGTGTGACCCTTACGCGCGTAGAATTTCTGCAGTTCAGTCTGATTCGATGATAGCGCACCGGAGAGCATGAGAGTCGCGTTAGCTGGAAGTAGCTCTACGCCGTCACCGTTTCCGACTACCTCATCCTCAGTCTTTGGGAATCCGAGGTCATTGGCTAGACGTGAGAGCAGATACTTACGCTTCCCAAGATGCTTTGATGGGAAAGCCACTGTTTCCATTGTAGCGTAAACAGCTTCATGAGTTCGCCGTACTGCAGCAGCTGAAAGACTCTCGCTAGCAATCACCTCAGAGAGAACAGCTTTTTCTTCAGCCGAAAGACGGAAGTTCAGCGAATAGCGAGCAACAAGCTCGCTGTAGGCAAAAGATTCTCGCTCAACGTCACCGTAGCTTACGTCTTTAAGCCAGGCAGAGCGTAGTTTGAACAGATCTTCGACGGACAGTCGGTAGATGCTCGGCAAGCGCCGTGCTCTCTGGAATCGCATCGGCCACGGCGTGGCCTTTGCAAGCGCGAGCTCAAGCTTCTCGCTTTTGCGTTCTGCAGCGATCTGTAGCAGCATCGCCGTGGCTGCAGCGTCGCTAAGCGCTGCGTGTGCCTGAAGATGTGGAATGTTAAGAGCGTCGGTGACCATTGTAAGCTTACGTTTACCAGTAAGCTCTTGTGCAATCGGCATGGTGTCGATGAACACCGCCTGCTCCATATCTTTGCCGATGGAACCGTACTGTTCAGCATGGTAGATAATCGAGCGCTTCTCAAAACTCGCATTGTGTGCAACAACATAGCGACCGGCGAGGATACTCATAAGTTCAGCAAAAGCTATGTCAGCGTCCGGAGAACCTTCAAGCTGCGGCTCATCAATCCCGTGAGCCCACGGGTTACGGATACGTCGATGACTTGTAGCTAATGTGGTGAACTCACTCTCGATTACGTAGTTAGAATCAAGCAGCACTACGCCGATTTCGAGGATATCTTCCCAGTCTCCAAGACCGCCGGTTTCGAAGTCAAGCACCGCGAAGCCGGGCTTGTTTGCTTTTGCGCTCATGGGCCCTCTTTCATCCTAGCCTGTTCTACCGACTTTTTGGAGTTGATACCATAGAGCAGGTCGAAAAGCGACCGTAACTTCTGAAAGGGCCTGGGATGGCTAAACTGTATTTCCGTCACGGAGTGATGGCTGCTGCCAAGACCTCGAATCTACTGCAAGTAGAGTTCACCTACAGCCAGGCAGGAATGAAGACAATCCTTGCAAAGCCGGCGGTGGACTCTAAAGGTGGTCCAGCCATCGTCTCGCGCATCGGTCTCTCTAAAGATGCTGCATTGCTCATCGATGCTGAGATGAACGTGAAGGAGGTCATGCAGAAGCTCATTGAGGAGAATCGCGAAGCCGGTACACCGTTGGCGTGTCTCCTCATTGACGAAGCACAGTTCCTAAGCCCTAAGCAAGTAGATCAGCTACTCTGGCTCACAGTGTTCGAAGATCTTCCAGTTTTAGCCTACGGTCTTCGTTCAGACTTCCTTACTCAAGCTTTCCCCGGGTCCGCTCGACTTCTCACCGTTGCTCACAGCATCGAAGAGGTTAAGACGGTGTGCCCGCACGACGGCCGTAAGGCACTGTTCAACGCTCGCAAGGACAAGAACGGTAACTTCATTAGCAACGGTGATCAGGTAGCCATCGACGGCGAAGGCGTCACCTACGAGTCAATTTGCCCGAAGTGCTTCATGGAGAAGGTCGCTCCGTTAGCCTAAACGCTAGGTTTTGATAGTGTATGTTACGGGAGTGTTACACGACAACGCTGCCGCAGAATAACTTACAGGAGACGGCACACAATGTCAAGCAGAATGGATTTTCTCGAAGAGCAGGCACGACAGAGGCCTGACTCTACAGTAGCTATCGGGCTACGCGCTATTCAAGACGAGCTATGGGCGAAGAAGCATAAGCGACAGGCTGCTGTTCGTGCGTTCTTTACTGGGCTTGTTCGGCGTAAGTACTAATCCTAGCGTCGCCTCTTTCTAGCTCTGCTCTCTTACGAGTGGGGCTAGAAGTCTTAGAGCTAAACCTCGAGCTTTCCACTGTACCGAGGCAACACTTCGCTCACTCGCGCACCCGAAGCCACATCGGCCCAGACTCCCTCAACGATCTCCACAAGGCGATCCACTACGAAGATGGAATCGAGCGTGTCAAGCCCCGCGAGCTGTGTGCAGTTCTGCAGAAGTCTCACGGCTTCGATGTCGAACTCCGGATACTCGCGAGAGATTAGCTCCTTGGGAAAGACGCTTTCAGCGCCACAGACGTGGCAAAAGTACCCTGCGGATTCGGTCTCACGAAGTCTCTTCTGAAGAAGCGTCTCACCCTTAATAAGCTTAAGAGGGACAAGCTTCATGTCGTAGGCTGCCTGATGACACGGCGAGTGAAGCGTGATGACTCGCTTACGGGTTCGTGCGCGGGAAATCGAAAGGTTCTGCTGCTTACTGATCTCAATGAGCTCAGTACTGAACGCGAAACCAAAGTTGGTCTCATAATAAACCTTACCGGTTCTGCCTAGCTGACTCAACTCTACAAAGTAATCCGCCATGACGGTAACTATACACCATCACAGCGGATTACTAAACGAGTTGTACTACTTAAGCAGCCTTACGGTACTCATCCCGTTTTGCAATGCCCTCGCGGTCAACACCGATGAGAGCACGGAAAGCTTCACGCTGTAGACTAGACGCATGAGTTACTCGGCTACGAGTAGTGTCAAGTACTCCGCGAGTACGGAACGAGACGTTATTCATGGTTGCGCGAGTGCGCTCTACAGCTGCTGTTCGAGAGGAGCTGTAAGCCTTGCCGGCCTGACGGAGCAGATTACGGCGCGGGCGAATTACTGAGAGAGCAGCGCCCGCCTGAAGCACCTCAGACTTACCGAAGCGACCGGTGGCGGTGTTTCGAGTAGTTACCGTGGTGACTCCGTTCACCGTCTTGAACTTAGCAATGACGTTTCCGTTCTCAAGACGATCCCCAATCTGTAGCTGATCAAGCGTCTGAGGGCGAAGCTTTCCGCCGAGGTTCTTCTCTACTTCGCGAGCCTCTACACGGCGAGTGTTAGCCTCAAGAGCTGTTCTTTTGTACTCGTTAAAGCGCGCCTTAGTCTCATCACTAGCTTTAGTGAAAGCAACCTTAGCCTCAGTCTTAGCGACCTGGCTTCGAGCCTGCAACTCTACCGAAGCCTGACGACTAAGGGCTGAGGCCACTGCATAGGTTTTAATCGCATCACGCTTAGCTTTTTTGAGCTTAAGCTTCACGTCAGCTGGAGCAGATCGAAGACTCTTGAGTGCCTCTACGGCCTTGACAGCTGGAGCTGAACGCTGCAGCTTTCGACCGAAGCTTGCAATCTTGTCCCGCTTAGTGTAGTACTTCTCTTTGCGGACCTGAGCAGAGTTTCGCTTTACTGTCTCAAAGCCGCCGAAGGCCTGGGCCATACGCTCTTCATAAAAAGCAGAGGCCTGAGTAACAGTAGCAAAGTGATTCTCGCCATCGGCACCGTAAGGGCATCGACCATGTTTAGCCTTGCAGAGGCTAGGTCCGTTGGGTGATACGTGGTAAGCCATACCTCAGGCTCCTTTGTGAGTGTTTAGCTATCAAACTTCTCTAACATAACCGTGCGCCAGCGCAAGTACTCTTCGATGTGTGCTAGGAAGTCTGAGTCGTTGATGTCATAGACACTCTCTTCATCATCTTCTTCAGAGGGAAGAGAGACGAGCAGATCAAGCGACGAGATGATTGAGAACTCTTTACCGATAGCTTCGAAGCTCAATCCGTAGAGCGATTGGCGTCCATCATCGCCGATGATGAAGCTAAGAGTCATGTCCTCGAGATAGTATGCTTGAAGCTTCTTACCTTCAGCAGTTTCTGATTCGTTGACGACGCCTTGTGCTCTGACCGCCTTAGCCAGAGCTTTTACTACGGATGCAGTGATCTTCATATGGAGCCTTTCTCAAAGAGATTAGTGAGGCGTGGTCAATATCGAAACGCCTGCTTAGAGCGCGTCAGCCTCCTCTTCAAGACTTAGAAGCACATCGTGATAAGCCTCAGCTTCCGCCGGTTCGCTAAAGCACCTTTTGAGTTCAGCAACTACAAGCTCCTGTGACGTGTGCCCCGGCTCAAAAGCTTCGATTGCACGATAGCTTGGGTGTCCGGAGCGCAGAACCCCACTACGGTACGTCTTCTCTTCGAACTGGCCTCGAGAGGCATCGATGATCCAATTGTTAGCCTCGATCCACCAGTGCGCCTTAGCTTCACCGGTAGTGTCAGTATACTCACCGCGAATAAGCTTGTGCGGGATACCAGCCTCGACGAGTTTTCGAGAGAGGAAAGCAGATACGCCAAGGCAAACACCCGCCCCGCCGTCGTAGTAATCGTCGTTATAGTGACGAGCCACATCAGCGAAATTAGCCGCTTTGTGAAGCTTCTTTGGAAGCCCGACCGGAGGCCAGATCAAGCCCGATTCTTCTGGTGACAACGCCTCGCGTTCATAAGCAGCACGTGCGGCTTCTGCCGTAGGATGGTGTTCGGTTTCGCCTCCGAATGGGCAGTTGCCGTTCTCAGCTTTACAGCGTCCGGCGTCACCGCTTTTTGGGTTAATATGGAACCTGTTCATGGCGCCTCCGTCGGCGTTTCTAAAGTTGCACGCCCCCGCCGCAGTGTGATATGATTTGACTATCACATAAGGAGAACTGATCACTATGAAGGTCTTGCGCTAATCGTACACCGCTCGGTGTCCAAGAAGCTCTTTTGAGCTAAGCCAAGAACAGGCTTGAGCGCGGCTCGCCTGTAAGACCTCAATCATAGGACAGTTTTGGAAATCTATCCCTCCATCGCAACTACAGTGAGTAAGACACCGATCATCGCTTTCGATAAGCTCGATGGTAGTAACATCCGAACAGAGTGGAGCCGTAAGACTGGATTCACAAAGTTCGGAACTCGCAAACGACTACTCGATCCCAACGAAGCTATACTTGGCGAAGCTGTTGAGCTCTTCCACGAAAGCTACGCGGATGAGCTTGAGCGTATTTTTCGCAAGCAGCGATTCGAGAAAGCCACCGCGTTTCTTGAGTTCGGCGGTGAGAATTCTTTTGCAGGGCAACATGAGGACGAAGAGCACGAACTTGTACTCTTCGATGTCCAAGTTTATAAGAAAGGGCTGCTTCCGCCGAAGGAGTTCTTGAAGCTATTCGGCGAACTTCGTACTCCAAAGATTCTCTACGAAGGAGTTGCTAACGCTCCATTTATTGAGACTGTGCGGAGTTCAAAGCTCGACGGCATGACTTTTGAAGGTGTTGTCTGTAAAGGAACTCTCGATAGTCGTAGACGCCCTACCATGTTCAAGCTTAAAAGCGAGGCCTGGCTCGATGCTGTAAAGGCGCGATACGGCCATGATACGAAGGTGCTCGAAGAGCTTATCTAGAGCTCTCAAAGCTAGCTCCCTACTGACAGTGTAAGTCAGTAGGGAGCTAGTGTAAGTTCAGATGTAGTGTGAGAGGATATTTCCAAGAGCTACTGTGTTTGTACCTCTAGTAAACTCGAATCGAACGTTACCGACGCCTGAGATGAAGAGTTCTACCTCGGCATCAATGTCAAATGTACCTGCTGTTTCAACAGAGAAAGCTGCGATCTTTGAGTACGGTAGGAATGTGCAGTCTGCCTTCTTGCCCGTGACTCCTTGAACGTTCAGTGAGATAATGTGCCGGTCAGTAAAGACCACACTATCTCTTACACCTTTCGCAGCAAAAAGAACCTTACTGCTACTTCCAATGAAGCTATAGATCCGAGAGTCGACCTCAGTCACATCAATTTGAGACAGTTTGAGGATCGAGCCGTTTTGGAAGTCGATCAACGCTGTGCTCTTTTACTTTCAACTGCTCGAGCTAAATCAGCAACGTCCCACTCAAGAGGGCCGTCTTTAAGCTGTTCTACAACTCTTTCAGCGATGGCTCGGGCATCGTCGTCAGGATTTTCTTCAAGTTCTCTCGTAAGAGCAAGATTTAGCTTCTGCTCTTCAAGCTTGATCTGACGCTGAATCGCCTCCTGCTCTTCGAGATTCTCGTTTTCGCCGAAGTCAACTGTAGCATGGAACATGTGTTCTCCTAAAGATGGGTTACTAAGAGCATATCAGTTCAAGTACTCGGTCTCTAGCTCCTCTAGCCACAGTACTCCGGATGAGTTCTTAGCTTCATCCTTTCCGAAGCATACGGCGTGAACCTCTCCACCTTTACGATGCTTTCCGATACCGCTTTGAAGCGATACCGTCGAGTCAAGTGGCACATGGTAGTGACCATGAAGCCAAAGCTTTGGTAGTACACCCTCGGCAACTTTTTGAAGAGACTCTCGAGAAGACTGCGCAAAAGCAAAGTCATCAGCGTTCCATCTAGAGTGATCCGCTCGATGACTGTTGCAGATCGGAGCTTCCGCAAATACATCGTGAGCTAGGAGTACGTCTACAGACCCGAGACGACGAGCCTCGGCTATCGTATTTTCTACGTCGAGTACGGAAATTCGCTCTTGAGGCCACCAAACCTTTGCACGGGCCTTGGGAGAGTTATTCCATTCCTGGCGCCAACGGTAGTCAATAGAAGCGGCGCCTCCAATGCTTAAGAAGGTTCTTCCCGAGATCGTAAGACTCTGACCTCTCTTGAAGTAAAGAATGCGTGGTGCTTTCGGCTCGTAGTTGAATCCAGCAAAATCGCCTTCCTCAACAGTAGAGAAGCGTTCTACCAGATCGTAGTTCTCGTGATTGCCGAGAGTTACAAACAACCATTGATCTTTAGCTTCGAGGCTGCGTGCTATTCGAGTACGGAACTTGTCTGCTGAGTATTCTAACAGCGAGCCAAAGACTCCGAAGTCTCCAAGCTGAAAGATGTAGCGTACCTGGTTCTTCGAAAATAGTTCAAGTGTTTTGAGAGCGTGTGCGGTGTTTCCGTGCCAGTCGCCGGCGACGCCGACGTAGGTTGCCTCGAGCATGAGGAGTCCTATCTTAATTCTAGCCTTCGAGAGCCGTGCTTATACGGTATCTAAAGGCTGTAGCTGTCAGTTAGAGCGATTATTAGGCTTCTGTTGCGTTCATGTGCGAAGAACGATAGAAGCTGCTTAGAATGACAGCTAGCGCGAAGAGCGCGAGTTGTGCTCGCTGTAATCCGGCTTGGTTCGCGTATAGGTGTTACGAAATAGCGGAGAGCTAATGAGATAGTCAGCGGTAGCACGATTAGACGCGACCGGGATGTTCCAAACCTGCGCTAAGCGAAGAAGCGCCTTTACATCAGGGTCGTGCGGCTGCGGTTCCATCGGATCCCAGAAGAAGACGAGGAAGTCAATCTTCTCCTCCGCGATGAGGCTACCGATCTGTTGATCGCCTCCAAGCGGACCAGAGAGTAGCTTATGAACCGGCACATCAAGAGCCTCTTCGAGCATCTTTCCGGTGGTACCGGTTGCGTAAAGCTGCGTGTTTACTAAAACTCTAGCGTTGTAGCGAGCCCAGTCGATAAGCTCGCTTTTCTTCCCATCGTGTGCGACAAGCGCGACACGGCGAGGAAGAGCCAGCGGCTCTGTAAGATCGACTACAGTAGGCATGAAAGAACTATCGCCATCTCTTACGCAAGACTCACCACAGGCTAGCTTACGCCTGTGGTGAGTCTTTGAGGTGCTTCAGAAGTTAAGCGGAGAAGAAATCCTAGCAACAAGCTTCGTGTTGAAGTCAGGGTCTGCGTAGTCAATTGTCTCGACGTGGTCCCCGTTGACAAATAGCTGGAGTGTTTCGTCCCCCTCAGTAACAAACTCGACTTCGTTCTCCCCATCCAACGAACGAAGTACAGTGTCCGAAACGCCCTCAGCTAGTCCGAGCTCAACGTAATCCTTTACGAAGACCTTTCCTAGATCACTCATAGCTGCTCCTCTTACTTAGCTTCCGTGACCCGCAAAGAAGCAGTCACACCTTGGAAGATCTTACCGAAGGTTTCAGCCGGGAGAATGGTCTGGGCGAGCTGTGGGTCAATCTCGCGCTTAGTTACCGTAATGCTTTTGAGCTCTTCGAGCGTAAGCTTTTCTACTGCAAGTGTCCCAGCGATGTTCTGGCGACGGGTTACGAGTAGTCCGTTGCTCTGAGAACGCGCCGGCACAAAGACCGGGCCACTGGTGTTAGCGACGGCCTTCTTTACAGCTCCGTTACTCTCATCCACGCTCTTTTTAAGAGCACTAACAGTGCCAACATTCTTTCGAACGCCACCGTAGAACTCGGCCACACTCTTAAGGCTATCTTCAAGCTTTGCGTCTGTGGTGTCGCCGTTGAAAGTGGTACGTGGCTGAATGCTTAGAACTTCAGGCTTGATCTCTTTTCCGATGACAAAATCCACAACCTGTGACTCAGTGGTAATTTCTGCAAGGCGTTCCGACGAGAGCTTCTCTCGAGCTGCGTCGATAGAATAGCTTGTTTTATCGCTCTTAAGTTTCTCCTGAAGACCAGCCGGAAGCTTGTCGAACTCATCCTGTGAGAAAGCCGGCTTAAGAGTCATAGAGAACGAGCCAGCTTCAGTCTTGAGCGAGAACTTATCTTTACTAGCCGTCTCGTGCTTAAGAAGCTCGTTAATGGCCCCGACGATCTTCTCACGCCCTGCTTCTACAGCCTTGACTTCTTGCTTTGCCTTAAGCTGCTGATCAACGTTTGCGCGTGAGTTGTCTTCGAGTCGGAAAGCTCCGGAAGGCAGAACGTTCGCGTGCGAAAGCTTCTGAACAAGCCACTCATTACCCCGGCTCTCAGCGTAGGCAATTGACTCCTTTAGTCGACGCTGAGCTCGCTCTGGGTTTGCGTCATCGTAGGTGATGCCGGTGACCTGAGCACGAAGCTTCACAAGCTCCTGAGCCATGTCAGCGTTCTTAGCGCGAAGTTCTTGCTCTTTAGCCGTGAGGCGTATCTTCTTCGAAGTAGAAGCTGTCTGCTCTTCGTAGGCGTTCTTGAGACGAGTCTCGTATTCTTCACGAGCCTGAGCAATGGTCGAGAAGTGATTGTCCTCGCCACCAAAAGGGCAGGACTGTACTGAGGCGGTGCAGCGACCAGGGCCGTTCGGGCCGATGTGTGACTTCATGATAGCTCCTGAGCTTGAGAGTATACATGTCTCTCTAACTCAGGAGCTTTTACGAACGACGCTTTCGAGCCTTGTGAGCGTAGTCCTTTGCCTTACCTCCGTTGATGAGAAAGAGGACACGATAGGTCCACATCTCTCGCACCCGCATAAGGTACTCACGAACACCGCGATTTCTAAGCACGTCCTTGTGCGTCTTAAGCCTACTCACCATCTGAGTCCTCCTTCTTCAGCTCTGTCATCGGGATCTTCTTCTGATCCGGAAGGTCCGCGCACCGCTTGTCGTAGTCGGGGAATCGAATCAGCGTAGGAGCAGAAGTACTATCGTTCGAGAGTGTTGCTGCCCAACCAAACTTACCAGCACAGAAGTACGCAACGTTGGGGATGTTGTCAGCATTCCGGTAGAGCTCTACGAGCTGCGTGTCGTAGAGAGAGTCAGGAAGCTTACCACCTCCGACAGTCCGATCCTGGTTTGCAGTGGGCGTGCATCCGGCGAGCACAAGTGTTACGGCGCCGGCGGCCACAAGAGCGATGGAAAGCTTCTTGATGTTCATGGAATCTCCTCAGAGTGTTGAGGTCAACGATACCATCGGAGTACGCTCTCCGCAATAACGCTTTCATTGAGAGCTCAAGCTGATTTGCACACTGAACTCGCAGGCTTAGCTTCGAACCTATCCATGGATCTCGGCATAATAACTGTAGTAAACAATCGGCTGGAGGAAGCTATGCAGACGTTCTTGCCTTACGCATCTTACACTAAGAGCGCGAAAGCTCTCGACAATAAGCGTCTCGGGAAGCAGCGTGTAGAAACACTTCAGGTGCTTCAGGTGCTCCTCGGTGAGAGACTCGTCACATCAGACAAGACCACAGTACTGGTCAAAAGTAAGGACGAAAACGGCGATCCTGCGCTTGTTGAGCGAACTCGAAAAGTCCCCCGACCGAAGGATGAGTGGGATCGCGAACCGGTTAAATCTAAGGGTTGGGGTCATCATCCAGCTGTTATGATGTGGCGTGGACACGAGCTTGAGCTTCTCAAGTATCAAGAAGCTATCTGCAACGAGTGGACTAGTCGAGGGTTTAATGATTCTTGCTTAGAGAAGACTCATTATCTGGTAGCACCCTATCTTGATGAGCTTAAAGAGGGTGTACCGAGTTTTGTGGGAGACAATGATTTCCACACAAGTCACAAGAGCAATCTAATCCGCAAGGATGAGGCACACTACGGTAAGCAGTGGGATGGGTTAAACGGTGACCTACCGTATCTTTGGCCTGTTACGATCGCGGGAGATCAGAAGTAGTAGGCTAGAGAACTAGCTTCATGTCGAACTCTTTTTAGTTCGAGCAAGCTCTGTAATCAGTAATTCAGATATTCTGGTGAGTGCTCCTGAAGCCAGTCTTCTGGATCTTCGTCGAGTGAGTATGTACCCATAGGTTCTATTTCTCGAGCTGTAAGCTTTCGATAGCCAAGCACTTTTATAGCCTTTGGCTTTACTGCTAACGAAACAGAGCCAGAGTCTTCATACATATTTAGATAGCGTACGACATCGTCTGCCTTCCCTGCTTCGACCTGAAAGTCGTTCTCGGATTCTTGGTGAAGCTCATCGTCAATAGAGCTTTCTGAACTCACTTCGAGCACGTAGAGGTAAGGGCGATCTAAAAGCTGTGCAGCTCTATCGGCTGCTGCACGTTCGCTTCCCAGATGCACACGGTCGGGGCCGTCTGATGACTGTATGGCTTTATCCCAATTAGCGACACTGCTCGTGTGATACCAGAGTATCTTTGAGACGTTAGCCTTGTCCACAGCTGAAAAAGTCTGTGAATCAGGATTAGGCGCTACAGCAATGCCAACCTGAGAAGCTACTGAAGCTGCTGCTACCACTGTTGAACAGCTCTGACACTTTACAAAAGTTCCTGGCTCTTGAAGATAGAGAGCCACTGCTGCATTACCGATACGTTCGCCACACTTAAGACAGTGTACCGCACGGTTAGGATTGCTCTCTAGCTCAGCTTTAAGAGTGGGCTCTTTACCAACCCTCGCTGTCATAGTAGGAAAGAGATAGTCATATTCACTCCCGGACAGCTCCTTCACCGGTAAAGAAAAAGTTAACTGACTAAGCTCAAAGGCTTCAACAGCTTCTTTTCGGCTCGAGTAATGATCTGACTCTAGATCACCGAAAGGACATGACTTCTTGGCTCTACAAACTCCGACATCGCCGGTGCTTGGATTGATGTGAAACGACAA